TGCCCCCAGCAGGGAGTGGGAATGAAAGTTAAGAACAAGCCTTGACACAGTTTAATTTACACCCCCCTCCCCGATAATACTCATTTCTTTGTTTGTGATGGTCATTTATAAAAGACACCCCCACCCGGTCATCACGACTGAGTGGGGGCTTTTTCAAAAAAACTTAAAACATAATAACTAAACCCCATAAAACTATAACCTATTCACTAACCTATCTAAATATTCGTCCAGTTCTTTCGGGTACCACACTTTTTCGGTAAACCCGAGCCGTTTCTTTCCAGCCGGCAACTTGCCATCCTTCACATATCTTCTAAAAGTAGAAGATGGCAGTCTGGTATATTTACAAGCCTCAGCAAAGCTGATAGCCTCGTCCTTGTTGGCCAGCCGATGGAGATAGTCAAACAGAAAGGCCGACTGCGTTCTGTTGACAAGACATCTGCCCGACCTTATCCTGTCGTGAAACTCCATCAACAGGTTGTCTATAGCCTCCAGTTCCTCGCTTATCTTCACCATATCAATGTCGTTTATACAGCTTCACACCAATCACGAAAAGCAGCGCAATCACCAATGCGGCAAAAAACTTCCCCATCGCTACAAAGAGCCTTTCGCTCCTACTCATCTCCTTCTCCACTGGGTAAGCTACGTTCACGCTGTCACGCTTCACGATAGTGTCCGTCTTTACCCTACATATGTGGTGAAATCTGTCTCTGTACACCGTCTTGTTTATATACATAGTATCGCCTTTTCGTTCCACGTACACCGAGTCTTTCAGATACACGCTGTCCTTTCTTACGGTCGTGTCCACCCTCGTTATGTACTCAGTATGGATCTCAGGCACACTCACGTACTTCGTCTTGCAGCCTCCAAGTACCAATCCGGCAAATACCATTATAACTATATTCCACTTCATGAGCACAATACCTTTTTACATTTTGCCAACCATCTTTTCCTGCTCGCCAGCCCGTTGGTCCCTCCGTTAATGCGTTTCGTCACAGCCACCACATCGTCCTTGTCGGCCAACTCGTTCAGCCCGTGCTTCCACCACCACCAGGCGCCACTCTTTGTTGCACCGAGCGGCTTTTCCAGCAGTTCCGGATTCTCCATGATGTCGCCCTTGCAATACCCGGAGTCCTGATAAGCCTTGTAGTTAGCTCTGCCTGTAATGTGCATCAGTCCTCTGCCCTTATATCTCGCGCCATCACCCTTCATGTTGTTACCGAGCATCTTTCCAAGCCTTCCTTCCTCGTATTTTCTGAAGTACGATGGCTTCCCGAGTTCTCTCATACATCTCAGCCCGCTGGTCTCATGGCATACCTGAGCCATGAAGTGAGCCATTCTCATGGGTGTATTGATATGAAAAACATCACACCACTCGTTGATATAATGCAGAAAGTAGCTCACTCTGTCCCAGTCTTCCAGGATTTCATACATCTGCAGTCTCGTTACCTTCATTTCTCTGCCTCCTGCTGTTTCTTTAGCACCTCAGCAAAAGCCTTTGCCAGGTCGTCTTTGTTCTCCAATAGTATGCTGATTGTCTTTTCCTGCTTGCGTATTTCTGCCTTCTGCCATGATTTCTCTCTCACACTCATAAACTCACAGAACACGCAATACCCTGCCCATATCATCGAGAATACCGGGAACGGCATCACGATGCAGGCTATCAGGTCTATGCACACCGTTACCATGAATGGCGAGAAATACTTTCTTGCCTTGTCGCAGGTTTTCTTTAGCCCCATGCTGGTCGTAGCCTCTCCGTTCTGTCTCGCTTTCTTGATGCCGAAGAACAGGTCTACGGCCATAGATACGATAAGAGCACCCATACAGATTGCTATCACCAGCGCCGATCTGTATAGATGCTCTTGCAAAAATGTATGTATTATCTCTGTCATATCTTTGATTTTTGTTGCCTACAAAGATATGCGCTTTTCTTTTACCTTTTTCTCTTAGTAGTCTTACCTATCCCATCATGTACCAGAATATCTTATCTGTAGGATGGACAGTATCCTCGTCCGTCAGAAAACTTACCGACAACTCGCTCATCCTCCCCATCAGACTGCCTTTGTCCTTCGTCCATTTTCTCACCAACTCTATGTGGTTCGAATACATCAGGTTCATCGTTACCGCGAAGTCCCATAGATTGTAGTCCGGTATGTCCTTCCCTATGCGTCTGTACTCCTTTTCTATATCCTCGTAGCTCACAAATGGAGCATAGCTCCTGTGGGTGTCACTGTCGTAGTAGTACATCTGTGAGATGCAGCCTCTCGCTGTCAACTCGTCAAAATGACTCACTCCGTTCTTGTAGTATTGTATGGCTCTGTAGGCATTCTCCTCCTGCTCCTTACTCATACCACACTCTCCTTCTTCCAACATTCTAAGCGCATTTCGTACCTCGCTCAAAAGTAAGTTTAATGAATCCATAAACGTAAAGTATAATTGTGAATATAATAAATATATGATGCGCCTCTATCTGTTCCGGGCGTATCATCCAGCTCTTGTAGTATATTCTGATAGCATTAATACCGAAAAAATAGAGGAAGGGTATTCTGAACATCCAGCAGTATTTATAGAAATAACTCGCTGGCAGCATGGCAAGCGGCATATAGACATAAGCCAGTATATACAGCCATATCACGCAGTTGCCGTTCATATCTGTGTCAAGGATAATGGGACGCGAATATCTCGAATAGTCCCAAACTCCGTACCAGTGACCGAGCATTAGCGGGATGGGCATCCACTTCACCCCAATCTCATACAGCTTGAATATGCCTCTGTCAAGCAATCGCGAACGTATCGCACGCCGCTCTTCTTCCGAAAGCGGACTTTCTTCTTGTTCTTTTTCCATAACTTTCAGTTTTTTATTTATTTTTGGTTAATTTGAGCTAATTGTACACCAAATTCGCCTTTTACATTACAATTCGCTGCAAATATAGATATTTTTATAACAATTCGTTGCTTAAATAACATCTTTTTAGAATTTTTAACGATAAATATACTACTTATTATTTGGATTTTGTCTAAATAAGGCGTATCTTTGCAGCGTACTATAATAAAATAACCTATGCCAAGAAGAGGATTTGACCTTACAGTCGCTATGAGGCGCGATTTACTTAGCGCCTACAGGCAAGTCTACACCAACTGTCATTCTCAGAAGGAGGCGTGGATCAAGACGGCTCGTCATGATGCTCCTCGGTTCTATGTCAGCCCCAAAACGGCTTACAATGTCCTGCGCTATATGGTACGTGGCGATTTTACTGTGGTCGATGCCAAGAGCCCAAGAGAGCAACGTATGTACTACGAACTGTTCCGCAGACTCGACAAGCTGTCTCAGCAGAAGGAGTTCATCGGCAAGTCACTGTGGTTCATCACTCCCTTCTTGGTATCTCAGCCTGCGCCAGAGTTCTATGCAAGCATAGAAACAGTGCGAAAGGCTATTAGTTGCGGAAAGAAATATGGAGAATATTATCATCACAAAGAAATCTTCGGCAAAGACAAACTTTCTGATAAAGACCTTGCTCACTTGCGTAAGTCTGGCGGTTTTCATCGCCCGTCCAGATAATGCAGGCTTCTTCCCCGGAAGTAGCTTCGTCTCTCATCTTACATATTCGTTTTGTCACGCCAACATTTTTCATCTTGCAGCCAACCTCGTTGTCCTGTGGTCGCTGCGCAATCGTATATGTCTTTGCGCAAGCCTCTTCGCTGCGGTTTTGGCGAGTTTCTTGCCGACGTATGTGTCTCAGCCCACTGTCGGGCTCTCGGGAGTTATCTTCGCTGCCATAGGCATAATGTGGGGTAAGACTGGCAGATTTTGGGACTCCTGTTGCGTGGTTATGCCTTTCATCGTTCTCACGATGCTCATGCCTGGAGTCAACGGCATACTTCACCTATGGGCATACATGATTGGTTTTATCATCGGACGTATTGTTACTAAATATTCACACATTCCATACTTTTGAAGTAATTTGATTTCACTATCAAAAGAGGCGGTTGCTCGTGATGAGTAGCCGCCTCTGTTCTTTTGTCTTATTTGTCTTCTCTCCGCTTCTGTACCTCTATCACGGTTCCTGCATACGAGTCAGATGCCCGAAACCCAGTAAGCGTGTATCTTATCTTGAAGTATGCCCAAGGCTTACCGCCAAGACTGTTCAGCTTCCTCCAATGTTTGGCATTGTTGCTTCCCCATACTTCCAGTTTCACCTTGCCGTTATCCGATGTGTCCATAAGGTGTTTGACGGACCTCAGCGATTTCTGCATAATGCTTCCTCCCAGTTTCAGGGCTCTTGTCGTAACGGTTCCGCTGTAAGTATTATCGTCATGAACGATGTCTGGCTTGGTCGTAAGCGAATAGACGTTTCCGTCCGTATCTTGTATCAGATTGTCTGGGTAGTCGTTCGCCATCGCCTTTGCCTTCACTCCGTTCTCCACTACCGAAAAAGTCTTGTCCACCATATTGTAGATATACTGCCAGGGGTACACCTTGCTGTATATCCTTAGGAGTGAGTCTCTGTAGTCGTAGGCTATAAGGCAGTCCTTTAGATAGTTAGCAAATCCGCCATCCTGCATGCTTGACCTACCTTTTAGCTGTTCACTCATACAAGCAACTTCTGCTCCGCTCGCTGCCATCAACCCCTTCTCCGAAGCAAAGTACACCAGTTTGTCAGTAGGCACAAGTGGAGAGTTCTCAAGGCATACTTCTCTCGATATGGGGTGTATGCTGCCATACATACCTTCGTTCGTCACGTTCATGGCGTATATACCTTCTGATGTGAATACCATCAGTGGATATTGACCGAACTGGCCCTGACTGATAGCCTCTGTGTTCGCTATGATCCCAAGTATGCTTCCCGTTCCTACGGTGTTATCTCCACTCGCTTCAAATAGGAATGGGTTGTTCACCACAGAAGTGTAGATATTTGAGTCCAGCGTCTCGTGGGCATTCGGATCTACTTCAGGTCTTGCATTACTATCCTCAAATCCATCATACTCGATTCTCGGGAATGGCAGTTTGTCAAAGCAGTATGCTCCGTTCAGCCTTGGGTGTACTTTCAGTTTTATGTGGGCTGCGCTCCCAGTGTCCTTGTCTATAATAAGCATTTCTGTTGCATTAGGGTCTGGGTAGTATATCCAGCTGCCTATCATCTCTGGCAAGGCCGTGTAATACCCGTCTGCTTTCACCCATGCGTCCATGCTGTTAGCTACTATATGTGTGTATATTTCGTATTCCTGCGCATCAGGGGAAGGCTGGATAACGCCCGACATTCCAGGTTGCTCTCCTGTTGTGATAGGTATAAAGTCGCTGAAACCGCTGAATGGTTTTCTCTTCACACCTGTCATATTCAGACGGTTATTGTATGGGTACACTTTCTTCGCCACCATAGTTGCCCATCCGTAATAATCATCCGTCTTTAGCTGCTCTTGCTCCGTCAGCGTTTCTACCACATGTTTGGCTATAGGAGCATATTCAAGTTTACCATTCGCCTCATCTGTCTTTATCGCAAAGAGTTTGTAAAACTGCGTCTTGCTCATCAACTCATCTATAATCTCCCTGTCCGACTTTACATGCTTTGGCATGATAACCGAACGTGCCTTGTATTTATCATAGGTAAACTCGTAACTATGATTGAAGTCAACAGTGAAATCTATTCCACCGCCTAAACCTTCCCGTTTGCCAGAAACTTGGTTCATATAGCAGTAGCCATCCATTTCTAACGGCTCTTTAAACTCGAAATCTCCATCTATATCAAAAGGCCTTACTTCATCGGAAGCAAACACTACAATCTCTTTCACAATGTCTTTCCAGTTGTCAGCACCCTCTATAGAGGCTTTGTAGTATAGGTCACTATGTCCGATGGAGTATATAAAAAAAATAGCTGCACTACTATTAATGTTCTCTAAGTCTAATGTCTGCCCGTTAACAGATTCTTCATATACTTCCCCACGGAGACGGTATGGTGCTATTTTGAAGTTTCTGTTGATTGTCGGACATACAAGAATAGGGTTGCTGATTCTTGCATAAGAACCATCGTGCAGTTTTAGAGCATATCTTACAAAGAATGGGAAGCAGAACTCGTTTATTTCTTTTGCCTCCTTTATTACAGACGCAACATGACCCTGTACGGCTGTTTGGAATGCTTTTATCTTGTTTACATCGTTTACTGGCTTATAAGTCCAGTAGGTGGAGGTTTTACTGGTCGTTACGCTGGTCAGGCTTCCAGAGTCGTCGTAATAGGCTGTTTTCTTGCTTGTTTCACAGAACTCTCTTATGTCGAGAGCAGATACCTTTCCGCTGCCTCCTGTCAGATTGGTGGCAAACGTACTGAATTCCACCTTTGGCTTGGGGAGTTCTGTTCCCAGGTCTACATACTTCGCACCTTTGAATAACAGGTAATGTATGCCGTTCTCTGTAACGCATATCAACGTATTGCCCACACTCGTTATCTCAGAAGGTTCTCCTATACTAAACGTCTGGCCGCTATCCTTGTCTATCCCGTCATCCGTCATTTTGTAGCAGATGATAGACTGCGAATGCTCCACCTTTGCAATAAGGCATTTGTAATCTGCCATCTTGTGTACATACATGATTGTAAATGATGTTTGGCCGATTTTCACTGGTTTCTGAACAGGCTTCAACTCTCCGTCTCTGTAGATAAACCCGTCACAGACCTCCAGCTCGTTGTCCTCACTCATCAGATCACTGGGCACGTTGGTCATGCCTTTGCCGAAACTCAGCACTTTTCTTTCTGTATTCCTTTCCATAATAGTCTTTCGTTTTAGAATTTTGCCATCGAGTGTACGCGGTCTCCCTTTGGCGTGTCGCTCTTCTTAGGTGCCCACCTTGGTTTCTCCATGTCGTTGGCGCTCACCCATAAGCCTATTGCCGTACTCATCAGCACATCATCATGGTTGCCGTTACCTACAATGTTGCCAAGGCTTCCGTCGTCGTGCCGCTCATATATCCTCAACTCATGATACATCTCTCTGTCTGGTTCCTTCCACAGCATATCGTCCACATACTGCTCCAGGTTGTCTATCACCCAGCCTTTCGTTAGCTTGTTCGTTTGAAATCCGTACTTCGCGAGCACGTTATCCTTCACATCCTCTGGGCTTGACGTTCTCTGATACAGGTTGTCGTAATAGAAGGCTATCTCGTTGATGATACTTCCAAAGTGATCGCCCTCTGTGTTGTTGTTCTTCTCGCGGTCTGCCGTGTTGCTTTCTATCACCAGTAGCGCATCGTCATAGAAGTGGGCCAGCGCTGCCGCCATCCATGCTATGCGGTCGTGCCTCTCGTGCCCCCTCCATCTCGCCACAACCTCGGGCTTACCTTTTATCGTAGGTATCATGCCGAAACGGTCTATCACTGTCATCACCGTATAGTCTGATGTTGATGACTTACCGCCAATATCCACACTCACCACATATCTGTTCTCCACCTTCAGTTTGTTGGGCGCAGCCCATATTTTCAGGCATCCTGTCCCATCATTCCTTATACTGATAGACGATTTCTGTATAGTGCTGTCGTTCTTGTTTCCGTCTACCACGATGTCTGCCGTGTACATCGGGTCTTTCTTGTAGCGTTTCTGCAGGTCGTCTATGCTGTATGGATTGAACACGAGGTTACCTGAGTTTCTAAAGGCATCCTCCTCGTCTATTGGAGCCTCAGTAGCGCAGAAGGAGTGCGTGGTGAACTTGTTGCGGAAGTTTCTGTACCACTCTATGGCCTGCATACAGGCACCCTTCTCCCACATTCGCCAGAAGAACTTACCTGTCTCTCTGTAGCCTCTTGGGTTGGTGTTTCTGTCTCTATTCTGCAGTAGCCATCTCGCAAAAGCCCGCTCATCTTTCACCTCCTCCATGTCGTGTTCTATGAAGTAGCAGGGGATAAATATAAACGAGTAGGCATCATTATTGTCGGGGTTCATGGCGAGCTGACACTTGTCATAGAAGAAGCCCGAGTTTCCTTTTCCTGTACTCTCGAATACCTCGAGGTTGTCCTCTTGGTTTCTGATACCTCCCGAGATAGACGAAATCACACCTTCCGGGTCATGCTCAGGCGTTTTCTTCCAGTATGCCACCTCCGAGTAGTGGGCACAGTGGAAGTTGCTTCCGCGAACAGAGTCGAAGTTTTCAAATGATGCCACAGTCAGCGTGCTTCTTCTGATAGCCCTCATTCCATCCGTCACCTGAAAGTCATCGGGAGAGTTCTCGTAGGGCGAGAATTGCAGTTTTGCGCCGGGACAACCCACCGTCCATCCAGGCTGGTTCTCCAAAGCCTTTCTGTACATAGCCTTTATCTTCTTGGCCGTATTCTTCTGTTGAGCCAGCACAATAGCATTCCATCCGTCCCTTCTGTAGTCTTGTATCCACTTGATGTATAGCTGCGTCAGGGTCGAACCGCCCCATTGTCTTGCTTTCAGAATTACCACCCTGATGGCTGCTCCGCTGGTGCGCAAATCTTCGAATATTTTCAGCAGCTTTCGCTGTGGATAGTTCAGCTTGAAGGGCACCATGTTTCCCGTTATCTTGTCCTCTATCTTGTCTGTCGCGTATAGAGCGAACTCTGGGTCCTCACGAAACCTCACCTTCATAATCTCAAAGGTCAGTATCATGATGAGCTGCTTGGTATATCTGCTGCCTTCATCATAGTCTCGCCGCCACACACGGATAATGAATTCTCTCAGGCTTCCCAACTGCCTCAGCTGCCTGTACAGCAATGTGCGCATACACTCCTTCGGAACCCACATCTTCTTGATCATGAAATCCGAAAGTTCCAGCACCTCCCTATGCTCAAAGTCATAGCAGTTCTCGCCAGTCCATGGGTCATACGTGCCGTAGATTTCTTCATATCTCCGTCTGTTCTCCTTTACAAGTTCGTCTATCTCTGCCTCTTTAACTATCGCCATCTGCTAATGATTGTAGTTCCTCAAAGTCAGCGTCCTTTATCTCGGGCACCTTCGACACGTCTATCTCATTATTCTCTCCCACTTTGGTCATACTCAGCGCTGCCAGCTGTTTAAAGTCCTCGTCCAGTCCGTGCGTCACACTCACCTCGCTCTGCTTGGGTATCATGTGCTTCATCAGGTCTTTGTATATGGTTGCGTATGTCTTTGGATCATACTCGGCCAACTGGTTCATGCAGTCCTCAAACTTCTCTTGATGACGGGCAAGGAAGTCTCTCAAGAACTCCTTTTGGGCACTCTTCGTGGCGGGCAGTATACGCTTGGCTTTCTCGCGTTTCTCTGCCATCACCTCCCTCACCGTCTTTATATCGCTGTAGTCCTCCATGTTCTCTAAAATGGTTTATAGGGTTTATGCACACTGCCGGGTTTCGTAGCATTCGATGCGTCCAGTATGTCTAATTCTGCATCTTCTACCTCTGCAGCCTTGTCTGCCGTCAGCGGATCCTTGCTCGTCAATGTCAGTTTGAAATATTCATACAGCGCCCCTGCCGATATATAGTTATGTATGGCCTGCACCAAGGAGTCATACCTCGTATCATCCCAGTAGTCTGGCATCCTTAGCCATATCTCCTGTTCGTCCCACTCCTTGATAGCATTGTCTCTTACCACCCCCTCCTTTTTCATCAGATAGGCGCTCAGCAATCCTTCTGCCTTCTTCATGTACTTGTCAAACCATCGGTAGAACAAAGGCCGTTCATGGTCATTCTCACTTGTCGGCAGGGTGTCTGCCTGCGCATCGTTGATGCTTCTGCGGCTTCTACTCAGCAGGTTTGTCGTCGCATCTATGTCGTACCAAAGCTGGTTGGCATACACAAAGATATGCTTGTCTGTGTGGTAGCGGGTCGCCATAGGCTGCTTCGGTGCAAAGGGGTTGGGCGTTGCCTCCCATCCCCTTTCTCTGTCATGGTGCATGGGGTGTAATGTATTGAATTCCATATTACTCCTCCTTTGTTACGGTTATCTCTACTTCCCTCTTTAGATTGTCGCTATGACGGGAGAAAATGGTTACGGTTGTCACACCTGTATTTATAGGAACGAGACAGAAAGCATGAGGCTCAACACTTCTTTGTACTTCAATAATGCTGGGGTCGCTGCTTCTGGCTTCAATATCGTCTATTGCGCTATCGTCAATAGAATAGGATAGGGTAGTTTCCTTATTGCCAAGTTCAATAGTCACACCGCCTCCGTTGTCGCTTCCATCCACCTTTGCTGTCAGCGTCTTGGTGTATGGTATGGTTGGAACGGACGGACCGCTCAGCACAAAGCATCTGCGAATGTTCTGCTCGTCAAATGTCAATGACTGCAAGTAAGGTTCAGCCTGTTTAAGGTTGGTAGTTTTTAACCACCACTGATATATCATATAGTCTTCCACATACTTTGCCACTAATCTTGCCAAAGTATCAGAGAGTGTTCCGTTACACCTGCGAGATACGACTATAACAAACTCTACTATATCGTCATCCTTATCGTTGTAGTAGATAACGTTATCGCCTGATGTCTGAGCGTTTGGAGCCAAATAGTCTGCCAGTATAACCTTTGTAATCTCCAATGCTGATTGGAAATCGTGTGTTAAAGTGTTTTCGTGAACCGCTTCGTCACCAGCAGCTTCGTTAAAACTCATCTTGATGGCTCTGTCGTCTGTAGCGCCATCTATCTTGGCCTTTAGGTAGGTTGCCCTCTTTACCTCGTCAACTACTACCGATTTGATAATTTGAAATTTTAATATCATATCTTTCCTTATTTAATGGTTTCTAACTGGGGATCACTCTCTATGGAGCCTGTCATATCTTTCAGCGTTTTAGCTCCAGCCGAAGGAGCCTCTTTGTCGAACACAAGTTTTATTGCATCTTTCAGAAGCATATTTGCTTCATCCGAATAAACTTTGGCTTGCTCTGTACCGCTCAAAGTCAACACCATATAGGTTGTATATGCTCTCACATATCCCATAAAACAGCTTTCAAAGGCATTCTTGTGTCCGTCATTTAGTCTGATAACATTGAAAGTGACTGATGCAGGAAGAGAAGAGTCAATATATGTTTTTACGACTGGTGCCAGTTCGCCAGCAAAACTGCGAACTGCAGATTCTATGTATTGCCTTATCACAACTTTCTCTACTGCCGATAAAGTCGTGTTTCCAAACAGAGAATCGCCCGCCTTGTCTTTCTGCCTCTTTGCGATAACAGAAACCTGCTTCATCACATCGCTTTCGATGGAATCCATGCTGATGGTTATCAATTTTGTCTCTTCTGCCATATCTCTTTATGCTGACTGTAAATACTCTTGTGCCTGGTTCACCGTTTCCTGGTTGGCTCCTTGCACCACTCCGTTCTCTATCTGTCCACCGCCTTGTGCTATTGCTAATTGCTGTTGCTGCTGATACATCTGTTCAAGCTGTGCCTGCTGTTCCTGAACACTCGCAAGCAGCTTGTCTGCAAATGGAGCATTGATATTCTGCAGATACTGCACCACGTTGATAGCACCCATTTGCAGCAACTGGTCAAGTCTGTCGTTTATCTGAGACTGATATGTGGTAGAGGCGGCTGCATTCTTGATGCTTGTCTTGAAGTGTACGTCTCTTGCCGTATATCGGTCGTAGAATATGGTGCTGTTGTTGTCTTTGTTCAGTATCTTTCTTCCGTTCTCGTAGTACTGCTGTATGGTCATACACTTCTTGGTGGCGAGCTTCTCTGCGAACACGTCCATATCCGATAGAATTGAGTACAGCGAGGTGGTGGCGTTCTGTGTTTCCTGAGCATATCTCGATGCAGATGTTCCTGCCGATGGTGTCTTACCCTGCAGCGCCCCGCTCACGTTCGACACTTCGTGTATCAGGTTCAGCTCTATCTGCAGCAACTCGTTGGTGCCAATATTCACCGCATTCGAGGTGATGATGTCAGGTTTCACTTGTGGCATATTGGGCCTTGGTGTATAGAAACACAGTCCGTCATACTCCACTATTTCTTCGGCAAACTCTGCCGGACTCTTGCCGCCAAGTACGGTGGTTGGTATCATCCACACACCCTTCGAGCTGCTTCTTATCGCCATGTCGTTCATCACAATCAGGCGGTTGATGTATCTCTGCTGGTCTATCACGTTCGCCAAGAATGGGTGTATCTTGCCGTTGAGATACGGGAATAGCTTGATTGTAAACGGATGGCTCTTATAGTCGTATGGGGTTTCCCCCTTGCACAGCACGGTTCCGTCTGGTGCCATATAGGTGTAGTACCAGTATTTGTCAGCTACTTCTTCCGATACGATATAGGCTCTCTCGTCTTCTGGCACACCCATATCGTCATACATCTTCTTGCGCTTAATATTGTCCGATCTCAGCTTCTCTATCATGGCCGTATCGTCCATGTCTACCTTGAAGTACGAGTTGTTGGCGTTCGTGGCTATAGGGTCAAAGCATTGTAGGCGCATCTTGGTCTCGGTAGTCCATACCTCTATCACTCTCACGTAGTGGTTCGACTTATTGGTGTGGTCAAAGCTTATGTTGCCAAGGTTCTTCTCCTCGTTGAACTCATACCCCACTCCGTCATCGCTCACGTCTTGTATGGAAAAGATGCTGTCAAGATCATCTATCGTCAGTCCAAACTCCGGTCGCGCAAATTTCTGGTACAAATCTTCTCTGCTCACGTCATGCAGGCAACCTATCAGGCTGATGTCCTCATGTCTCGGGTCGCTGCCGCACTCGAAAAACATAAAGTCAGGCTCCATAAGCTCCGTCCACGCGTCAGGAAGTTCGAGCTGCTTCGACTCCCACCCTTCTCTTGCGTACATTTGGCCGCCTATCACATAGTCCTTGATGGCGTGATTCAACAGGTCTTGCATATACGTTGACTGCCAGTTGCATTGCAGGGTCGCGCTCATCATGTCGTTGATAGCTCTTGAGTCGTTGTCCCTGGCAAAGCACACGGGTTCCGTTCCTTGCTTGGCATAGAGGCCGCCTATAGACTCCAGTATGCTCGCCATCACGTTATTGCTCATTGGCGTAGTGTTCTTTCGCTCCATATACTCCCGTTCAGTCATGTAGACGTAGGAGCCGTGATCCCACACCTTGATGGTATCTCCCCATTGGTCTCCCATGCAGTATCTCATGGTTCTCGCCCTCGTCTCTCTTACCTCACTCAGGCTGTTCCATGCGCTCCTGCATCGCTGCAATAGCTCCATGTCGTTACCATGCGCTTGCCTCGATGCCCGGTTGATTACCGAACTGTACAGTTTCTTTCCAGGCATTACCCTGCTAAGAGTCAATATCCTTGCTTTTGTCATTTTTATATACAGATTCTTGTTGTTTTAGCGCAAAAATAAGAAATGTATATCCTCTCTTTGCCCATTGTTCCCCCTGTACGATTACCCTTGGTTACTAACGGAAAACCAAGCCTGTTTTTTCGTGATATTTGCAGAAATATTATTTACATAATTATTTTTTAAAATGACAAAGGAAGAACAAGCTAAAATGATGGAAGCTGAAGAGGCGGCAAAAGCCACTTCTGCCGACACGGAACACGATGCTCCTGCTGAGGACGAGCGCCCTAACCGCACGGCCTTCTCCAAGCGTTTCTCTAAGCGTCATTCCGACATCGACTTCGAAGACAAGGAGGCTCGCTATGGCGCCATGAACGACGATGCCGATATGCTCTCCAAGTACGAGGACAGCGGAAAGGCTCTCTCAAAGATGCTCGACAGCAACAAGTGGCTGGCGGCTATGGTGCTCGACTCTACACGGAAGAATATGCATCCTTTCGAATGGATGGCTTCGCAGGGTATCGACATCAAGGCGGCACTCGAAGATGAGGAGCTTGGAAAGAAGGTGGCTACTCAGATTACCAAGTTTCAGGAGAAGGTTGCCGAACAGGAGAAGCACTCGCAGCTGCTCGATGACAATCTCCGAAAGTCTTACGAAACGTTACAGGGTTTAGGCCTCTCTGACGAGGAGACTAACGACCTTTGGGGCAAAGTGTTTGGCGTTATACAGGACGCCGAAGATGGCAATATCTCTGCCGAAACATGGAAGCTCTTTAAGAACGCATACAGCTACGATGCTGACATTTCTTCGGCTCGCGAGGAAGCTGCCATGCAGGCTCGTAACGAGAAGATCCAGAACAAGGTGCGCTCCTCTAAGACAGAGGGAGGTATGCCTCCTTCTCTTGCCAATTCCGGAAGCGGAAACGAGCCTGCTAAGTCCATAAAGCGAGAGAGTTTCTTCGATGGCATCAGAAGCAATTAACAAATAACATTTTTAATAGTATATAACAATGAAGAAAGTAATGAATTATTTTTCCTTTCAGTCCGTCTTAAAGATGGTGCTGATGTTACTCGCAGTTGCAACGGGTGGTGGCGTTCTCGCTTTGGCCGACAATGTTGAGCCACAGATTGGCAACGAGGGCGTTGAACCCGCATCTAAGGAAACGGTTGAGGCGAAAGAGCCAGTCAATCCTGATACTAACGACCGATTGAGTCCGGGCGGTAAGAAGGATGGACAGGACCTCACAGGATCTCAGGCTTCATCCACTCAGCTTCGCGAGGGTGGTCTGCTCGACAAGGAGTGGGACTCCGAGATCGTCAAGTTCTATCCTTTCAAGACTCCTATCCTCTCTATCGTTCGCCGGATGGCAAAGACCGTCAATATCAAGAACTGGTCTGTATCTCACCAGCGTGTGGGTGGCGAGACTCTTGATGGTCAGGTCACTCAGAAGATTGTAGCTGGCGATACAGTAGAAATCAACTCTACCAACTTCTCTGGCTCTATCCGTCCTTTCTACAAGGGTACCACTGTCATCGTGTCGGGTGTCCCTGGTTACAAGGAGGGTTCTAAGACTAAGACCGAGGGCACACTCATGCTCTACGTCATTGAGGCTAACGGCAAGAAGGCTGTCATGCAGGCCGTTAATGGTATTCCTAAGAACGAGGGCGATACGCGCGAAAACCTCGATAACATGACTTGTCCTGAAATCCCGGTAGGCACTACTCTGCTCGCTGCTTCTTCTGCGGCTTCCGAGTCTCAGCTTACCATTACCCCAGAGAACTTCCAGCCTCGCGAGAAGTCTGTCTATGTACAGAAGAAGTTGCTCAACATCGTCTTTACTGACGACTACGAAAAGGTAAAGAAGGAGCAGCCTATCACGGTGGCAGACCTCAAGACCGATGCTATCATCAAGTATAATCTCCGTGCTGAGCGCACGTACCTGATGGGCATTAAGTCTCGTTTCAAGGCTGAGACTGGCGATGGCCAGATTGAAGATGTATACACCTCTGAGGGCATCATCAATCAGCTTACCAACACTTACGCCATTGGTGACGAATACACTCTCTCCGACCTGATTGCTATCTCAAAGTTGCAGTTCACAGAGTTCTCTGAGAACGACCGCTGCTTTGCTTTCTGCGGCAAGAATGCCATCGAGAGACTTGAGAATATCAAGCTTGAGGGCAGCCATCAGAACGACTTCATCAACCACAATGAGTTCGATTTGTCGTTCAAGCGATTCAAGGACACATTCGGATCTCTCGACTTTATCTGGGCTCAGACACTCGACCTTATGGGCATGTCTGACTTCATGGTCATCTTCGACCCAAAGGCTTCACGTCGTTACGTCAAGATTGGTAAGCGCGAGCAGACCAACGATATGTCCAAGGGTGGCGGCGAGGTCCGTGACGCAAAGCGATGGATTCACCAAGAGGCAGACTCTGTTGCTCTCCGTGGTTACAACTCTATCCTTGTCGGCCCTGCAAGCAAGATCAACAAGATTGCTACCGAGTCTTTGGGTGCAATCATCTCTGCTGCTAAGCTTCCTGCTACTCCTGCAAAGGGTATGAAGGTGGCTCTTACTAAGGACTATGTCAATGGTGAGACAACCTACGAGGCTGGTACTGTCTATTACTACGATGGTTCAGCGTGGTCTGTATACGCAGGTCAGGATGTGGCTGCGTAACGTGAGCTCTTTTTCATTTCAACCAACATATATTTACTCATTCTGGGGGCGGGTGCGGTAAGCCTCGCCCCCTTTTTAAATTCTAAAGAAATATGATTAAAACATACAAGGCGAGAGTCAGCAATAATAATGTAAGTTATCTGCTTGAAGGAAAGCAGGGCAACAAGGTACGATACAACTTCACTAACGGCAATGTGGTTATCAACAAGTATCCGTCACTGACACTTCGCAACAGATACTGCCAGGATCTCCTGGAGTCCAACCCTCTTTTTCTTAACAACACCATCATTCTCGAGCACTCCGAGGAGGAATACCCGGGCGAGCAGGCTGCTCTTGATAAAGAGAAGCAAGAGGCTGGGCAGGCGCACGATGCCGTTCCTGAAAAAGCGGAGACTTCCGCAAAAGACACCGATGAGGCTGAGCCTGAGAAGGAACGGGTGATGGGTGTTGTTTCTACTGCAGACGTTATCGAGTATGTCAACAAGCGCTTTGATAAAGATTACCGCACTTTGGCTAATGCCATGAAACAGGCGTCAAAGTACAACATTATCTTCCCCGACTTCGAGCCATAATCCCTATATAAATAAGGTATAATGAAAGTAGATGAAATCATAAAACAGGTCCGATGGTGTATTGACGAGGAAACTTCTGGTACATCTTATATCGCAGACGATAAAGATGACGTGTACATGGAGAATATCATCCGCGCCAAGATTCCGGACGCATTACATTGGATTGCTATTACTGCTTCCGCTTCTTCGGTACTTTCCTCATCTTCTTCTACACAGAAGAATGCTTCTTCCGATGTGGCATCTACAACCGCTACTATGACGGTAACTTCCTTTGATGGGCACGAGGATATTGGCGTTATCACAATGCCTTCGTCTGTCTCTGTGTTCAATATCAATCGTGTACGTGGCAAAGGGTGGCACAAGGCTGTCATTCCAGTAGAGGACACCTCTGATGAGGCACTGATGATGTTTGATGACACTTCCAAGGGAACCATCGACAGGCCACAAGCTGCCATTATGCGCGTTAAGCCACTGCAGGTCTTGGTACAGCCTATGCCTTCCGATGGAACGATTTCCGTATCTTATGTGGGAGTACCTACTGACGTAACAAAGGGCAGTGGCGAGGAGGACGATTCTGTCGAAATCTCCGACAACTTCCGTGGTGCTTTCATCTACTATCTTGCCTTCTTACTTCTTTCTGCCTATGATGATTCTAAGGCTAATCAAATGTATTCTATTGCTCTTCAGCAACTGGGTGCTAACCAAACTAAATAAGATGGAAAAGGTAGCTACTTCATATAGCAACGAAGAAAATGCTTGGGTGTCCGAAGAACTAAGCGTGCATCGCAATGTGTACTTAACAATCAATCTTACCACTCCCGGCAAGGTTGTTATCAGGCAAAATTGCGGTGATGATAAATGGTATCGAGTTCCAATAAAGAGGCACAAGGATAATAAATCTTTCTGTTTCAGAATCCGCATACCATCCTCTCAATTCAAAATTAAAATTTTTACATCAACTCAACCAAAAGAAATTTGTTATGCCTACATTTAGAGAAGATATTAGGTTAGGGACGAAAGTTCCTCAAATGAAAACGGAAGATTACGAGGACAGATCTGTAACAACCGAAAAGCTCCATGATGAAGCAGTCACAGAGAGTAAATTAGCAGAACACGCAGTTACTTCAAGTATCCTTGGAAATGGAGCTGTAGAAAGAGTCAATATCCAAGAAGGTGCTGTTGGCTCTAATGAAATTGAGAACAATGCCATTACTATCGAAAAGATTGCCCAGGCTGTTTGGGACAAACTCAAAGATGAGTATCTCAGGCTGGATGGAGGCAACAGCATGAAGAATACTCTTGATATGGGTGGTAATAGCATAGATAGAGTCAATAGTATTGAGTCTAATAGTAGTTCTCCTGTTTTTATTAATCTAAGAAATGCTGAAGTTACAATAGGTGCTAATGACGACGAAGATCAAGGTGTATCTGTTCCCCAATGGGTAACTATTTGGAGAGACACTTCTTTCTATGGTAATGTAGAGGCAGCAGGCTTCAAAACCCACGACCGTTCAAAGCTTGGTCTCCTTAATAACAATGGAGGAGTAGCCAAGCCTTTGAATAGCAGTGAAATTCAGCAGTGTTTTTTAGTAGCATTTGGTTAATTTAAATAGTTATAAATATGAGTAGCGAAACATATAACAGTTATCTTGACGCAGAGGGACTCGCATTGGTTCTTTCTGGTATCAGAGATAAGATAAACGCAGCAGCGAAAGGAATTACAAACACAAAAGGCAAAGCTCATGGTATTGCCTCACTTGATGCTGGAGGTAATGTTCCCCTCTCTCAGTTAGGCAACCTTGACACTACCTTCTTTGAGGTAGTAACAGAACTCCCTACTGATATACGTAATATCAAAAAGCATATCTATATCCTCAATGGCAACAAGGATGGCGAGAACAACAAATATACAGAATACATCTATACTGGTGACCTGACAGATGCAGGTGATTTGGCAGGAGATGTTGATGCAACAAAATGGGAGAAACTTGGTGACTTCGTTCCTACCTTCGACCTTCAAGAGTATGTCAAGAAGAAGAGGGCTGTGGCAAAGTTGAAATTTTACGATCCAGTTTGGGATGATGCATGCAATGGCGATGATGATCAACCATCTGAAACAGCTATCAGAATTGAGTTTGCCGATGGTTCACACCAATATCTTGTTGTCCCTAAAGCCACAGCGCCAATAAACGCATCACGTTCTAACTCCGAGTTAAGTGACAGCGAAAAAAGCAAACCTTTTCAAACTCCTGGTAGTGCTGGCTTTATGTCACCTTCAGACAAGGGCAAACTTGACAAGATAGACCTCAATGCCCTTACTGCATCCATCAACGCTGCAAATACCGCTGCCAATAACACAAATAAAGCTATCCAAGCAGCAGAGACTGCAACGACAGGCGCAGAGACTTGTAATGTGGAGCTGTCAGGCTCAACAATATCTGTGACAAACCGAAACGGAGAAACCAAGTCGGTCGATGTCGTCAATACTGACGAGGAAGTAACTGTCAAAATTGCCTCTTCTGTAGACTCTATTAAGGTGGCTGGTATCAAGATTAATGTATTCCTCAATAACGGCAAGACACCTCAGACCTATACAACAGATACAGAGGGAAAGGCTACATTCATTGTTGCCCGAGGCAACTATTACCAAGTCGTCTTTCCAGAATACGGCAATGCGCAGCCTATCGCTCCTCAAGGTTATACTGCCGTGCTGGGTAGTCGCAATATCAATGTGGAATATCTGCCTTACGATGAGGATAGTATGGAGAAGGTAATCATTACGGCTACAAAGTACGTTGAGAACGTGGGCACAGCTTGGGAGGGCATTCCTGTTGTGGTGACAGTCGACAAGAAGGACACTACCTATCAGACAGATGAGAAAGGTCAGGTGACAGTGTTCGTTCCATACAAGAAGGAGTACACAGTTGTCATTAACGACCAAGATGGCTATAATGTCAGCTTTAATAAGAACTCGAGAACCTATACGGCAAATGTTCCTCAAAGGCTTGTTGATTACAGGTTTTATCAGTTCAAGGCAGGTATCTTTGTCGTTGATGTAAACAAAAATGAATATTACATCGAAGACTGGGTGGCAGCAGGAAGAAACGCTGATGACGCAGTAGCTATCAAGGTGGCAGACGCTTCGCTTTCTATCAATCATGGTACTTTCTGCATTCGCACAAGCGATATTAAGAATGTGTCAAAACTGATAAGTACGTCGTGGTGTATACAGAACTTGCAGTTCAATTCTATTGCTCCGAACGGAAATAACGTGAAGGATGCAAATTACTATAACGGAGAGTCTTCATCATACCTTATCAGGCAGGAGGCTCAGGAGCGTAGCTTGTCTGTACCAGCCTTTGATTATGCCTATGGTCAGATATTCAACCTTGGAGGTGAGGATTTGCATGGATTTGTCATGTCGGTTGGTCAGGAATACGTACACATAGCCAATATAGATATTATCAAACAGGTGTTGGAAACCCTGTATGGTGAGATGGTTGCGACAGACTACTACAACTTTGTAATGACAACCACAAAACAAAGGTGGACTTCTACTCAGTTTAACGAAGTTAAAGTTTTTTACGCCGATTCTACTATAAGTAGTTTCTACGGTATCAGGACAAATTCGAAAAATGTTCTGCCAGTTTTCGCTTGTTAATCACTTTATATAAAAATTGATATTATGAAAAAAATAAATTTTATAAAGACTTCTATTCCAGAAGGTCAATACAAACAAAAATATAGTTTAGGCAATATTATTGTCTATCATATAGGTACTACGTTTAATAGTAAACAGAACACCTATAAGTGTTATGAATGTACAGTTTCTACATCAACATTTGACGAAGATGAAGTTAAGTCTGCATTCAGTGAGTTTATTGCTAAGATTAAGGCAAATGAGCTAAAGCAAGCTAAAGCCGAAAAGATTGCTGAAATAACTACTTATGACAAATCGTCAGTAGTTAACTCTTTTCTTCTTAACGACAAGCAGCGATGGCTTGATGTTGACTTGCGAAGAAGTCTGTCTTACTCCACCAACATACTCAAAGAGGATGGAGAAAAGACCGTTGACATCTGGTTTGATACAGAGTGTGAAACAATGAATATTGACAACGCTCTGTATATGCTGAAAGAGTTGGAAGTCTATGCCAAGCAGACAAACAACGTAACACATCAGCATAAGGCAGAAGTGATGGCTCTTACCTCAATAGGAGAGGTCGAGGCTTATGATGTAACGAAGGGTTATCCTGAAAAATTAGTATTTTCATTTTAGCCCATCCATACTCGCTTGCATCAGCTTCCCATGCAGATAGCACACTTCTTCTCCATACATATCAAGGAGGAAAAAGTCTGCTATATGCTGAACCACATGAAGCATTTCATGTCCGATACTATTGATGCACTCAGGGTACGATGAGGCTTCCCCTATAACGACAACACTTTTTCTTTTGTCTATATTAGAGTAGGTTAGCCCTTTATTCAGCTCACCTTTGAGCATAAGATTACAAGCATCTTCGAGAGGGACGCCATGACAGCCCAACTCCCGAAGATGCTTTCTTATTCTCATTGCATCATTCCTGCCGGCATGATAACACACACGCACCGTCCAGTCATACTGCTCCAAGTAAATCTCCTGTTCTGTCATAATATCTCGTCCCAAGGAATACCTACCCCATTATGAGCACAGTCTGCATAGAAGCGGTTGAAGATAAAGCCATCCTGCTGATCCTCGTCATCAACATAGTCTTTCACAAACTTGGCAAGCGATTTCTCGTCCATTATCGAGCTGCCGTAGAAGTCTGCAACACACATATTGGCAATATAACAGGCATCATGGCCGATGTTGTTCTCTAACACAACATCGTGTTTTCTCAGCAGTTCTTCTATACTCTCGCTACTCATTGCCTTTATGCGTTTCCCGTTCTTTTTCATCTGAGCCACTGCCCACTCGCACATTTTCTTGTTGAAGTGCCAGCCGTTGTGTCTCAGATATGCAACCATTTCTTTCGGTTTGTAATCATACGCATCAAGCGATTCTCTATATTTTGTAGCCATAATCGTCTAAAATTTAAATGGGTCTGGCTCCGACATTTATGTCGTGACCAAACCCACATAGTTAGTTATTATTATTCCTCCCAGTCTTGGTAGTCACGTTTCTCTCTGCGCTCACGACCGTCACGCATTTCTTCATCGTAGTCGTCGTATTCACGCATGCCACTTCTACCACGACCTCTGTAGTCCGGCATACGGCTTTTTTCTCCGTATCTGCCACGGCTGTCACGTTTCATTTCGCTCAGGCAATTCATAGCCTTATCGAAGTAACGCAAGCCTTTCTCTACGTTTTCGTACAAGCCATCAAACTTGTCCTCTTTAATCTCAATCATTACCATAATCATAAGATTTTAAATGAATAGATAGATAGGAGATTACTTGCTCATGGTCTGCTGAAGCCATCCCATCATCTTGTCAATCTTGCCCTCAATGCCTGAAACCTTACCTTCCAGTTTGTTGATTTTCTCGGTCTGTTCCTTCTCCTTGGCTATCTGGGGGTTGAGTTGCTGTAGCATTTCCTCACAAGATTTAACGACTCTCTCATGGTAATCTACGCTCTCCAGTATCGCCTTGGACTGTCTCAGCATTGCATCAACCTCTGCGCTCATGGCTTCCTTGTTGTCGCTAACCACAAGGTTCTTGTCGTTGGCTATCTGTCCGTTTGCAGGTAACTGTTTGAAATCCACTTCATCGTCACCCAACTTCACCTTCACATCAACCACAGTTTCCATAGGTTGAGGAGTGAAACCATTGTTGAAGGTAGGATATTTCGTCTGAGGATTGCTTACAGAAACTACCTGACCAATCTGCAAGTTCGGGCTCTCGCCCTTGTCGAGTACATAAAATAAGGAATTATTTCTTAAACCTTGAAACATAATGTAATCTCCTATTATCTATTCTGTTTGTTAAACAATACCCGTCATCAGTTGAAGGGTGTTAGTGTCTCTCTCAAACCAGAGCTGAACCACTCCAGTTCCCGGCACGTCTGCAACCGTCAATGCTTCACCATTGAACTTGCTCACAGCCTGTGTCACTCCGTTGGTCTCGAAAAGGATAGGCAGCGTACCAGTCGTTCCTGTCGGAATAGCCTGCTTCAGATTTACGAAAATCGTTCCTCTGTAGTTGGCATTCACGAAGGCGTGGTTCTTGAAGGTGAACACCACATCGGCAGTATTCACCTTCACGCCAGTAGAAGCGATAGCTGCCGAACCGTTACGATTCACCCATGTATAAGGTCTTAACCATAACATAGCGGCCTCCTTTCTTAACCCCAGAATCCTGCATTGTTGGCAGCATTCAAACCATACTGATAAGCCACGCAGTTAGGAATGGCCTGGAATGGCTGATATGGTACAGTCACCGTATTCGGCTGGGCGCATTTGATTGCGTTGACTTCACTCTGCAAACCAGCCAAAGCAGCATTTACAGGCGCAAGTGATTGACCGATAATCTGAGAAGTCATAGCAGAAGACTTGAATGTGCTGTTCTCCTCACGGAGTGCATCAATCTTGTTCTGCATTTCTCTGAACTCGGCTTGCTTCTGACCATCAACGATAGTCTGTGTACTTTCCTTGATAGCATTATGCAAGTCGCAAGTCTGCTGCTGAGTAGCATAAGCGAGAGAGGAAGCTGCACGCTCCTGACCTACTGCCACGTTGTTGATGGCATTCTGTAAAGTACCAGTCTGCTGGCACATAGCCAACTTGATATTACCATCCATAGCGGTAATGCTGTTATTGGTCTTGCAGCAGCATTCTGCCAACTGGGTAGCGATTGCGTTGTTACCCTGCATGATGGCGGTCAATACCTGATTAGCTGTCATACCCATCTGGTTGCCGACACCGCAAATCTCCTTGCTTACACCATTGATGGCAGCGATAACGTTACCGGTAGTAGTGTTGAGAGCAGTAGCGAGCGACTGAACATCGTAGCCATTGCGCTGAACTGCCTGCATGATAACAGCCGTATTGGCGTCGTTGTTAATCATAGGAGCAACACCACCCTGTCCGTTAGGCATGAAGCCACCACAGTTGGAACCGCCGAAGAAGTTACCTCTACCCATGATGATGAAGAGAAGCAAGATGGCAAACAAATCATTGCCCCATCCGCCACCATTGCCCTTTCCGTTACAGAGAGCAATCAAACTTGGATCTACACCCTGCTTCTGCATGAGTGCTGGGAGCATAGCAAGAATGCTATTCAAACCGCCACCTTGGCTGGTTCCATTCTCCCCGAATACGTAAGTTTTTGATTCTGACATAATAAATGATAGATTAATCGTTTCGTTCACTATTGAACTTGTTGCAAAGTTACAAAGAACTTCATCCCGTTCCTAACTATGCTCAAAATTAAAATATCAGCATTTAAGTTGTTATGTATCAGCGTTTTATGTGTGAGCAACATCTTGCCCACTTATTTAGTATCAGTCTAAATTGCAAAGAAAGTAGTCTAATAGCGCACAACTTATTGGTATTTTTCGTATTTTTGCAAGAAACCCAACACTTAACGATTGTAATTATGAAACAAATAATCATACCGTTTATTTTGCTTTCTTTAGCTTCTTGTGGCCCTTCTAAAAAAGAACTGCAACATCAGATTGATATTAAGTCGGATTCAATATTTATTCTCAAACAAGTTATCAACGAACAATCTTCTCATATAGAAGAACTGCAAGAAAAACTTGATAACACAAAGTCTTATGTAGAAGATGTTCAGGCAGCATTGGAAGATGGAAGTTTTAGTGATGCTTATGATGCAGCATCAGATGCAGAGTCAGAAGCAGAGTACGAAGATTATTGATATATAGAAAAGAAAGGAGTGAGCATTAAGCCCACTCCCTTTTTGTTTAGTTCAACTTGTCGAGTTCATTCACTGCCCTCATCATAATATAATCAATATTCTGATTGGCAAAGTTGATACTCTCTGCATCGTTCGACTTGTTGCGTAGTTCCTTCCACTTCTTCATTTCCTTGGTAGCCTTTTCGATAACATTCATCTTCTCAGCTCCCTTTGATTGCTTAAACTTGTAGTAGTCGCCATAATTCTTAACCAGCTCATCCAAAGGAACTTTCTTTGACTTCAAGCGTTTAGCATTCGCTATCATCTTTTCAGTCTCATCCAAGTAGTTATACCACTTGCTCTTGGTTCTTTGAAGGCTTGTCTGCTCGCTTGGCGTATAGAACAGGGAGCGCACAAAAGGAATATCCTTTGTTTCTGTGTCCTTTCCTTTCTTAACAAGTCCTCCGACTCTCTCCATAAAGGTGGCAGCACCTCCAAGATAACTACTATATAAGTGCTGCAGCAAAGATGGATCTGTCGCAGCATCAAGGAAATCGTTTCCCTTCATGTTCTCATTTCCAGGAGCTACATCGTTCGACCATGCGTTTGCTTTCTTGTTGATGTTGATGAGCCATTCTGGTGTACCCTTGTAGGCCAGCATCCAAGATGGCTGGTTCTCGTCAAACTTATTCTCTCTATGGATAGGAGCGCCCTTCCAGTCTGAGTTAAAGAACCATTCAAAGATAGGAGAAGTTGCAGATGGAGCAATGGCTTTGATGGTTTCCTCTCCGGGGTTCTTACCGAATGAGGCGTTTCCAAGATAATCAGCCACAGGAACCAGCTGAGACATACATCCTACAGCATCCAGTGCAGGATTCTTCTGTCCGCTGATATTCTTCGAGAAAGTAAGACCAGCCGCCAAGTCACCCAGACCATAGAAAGCCCTTTCCTCAATAGCAAGCGGAATAGTAATGAACTCGCCACCTCCTACGTAGATACAGAGATTGTTTCTTCTGATATAGTCAGGCAACTCTCCGTATGGGTCCTTCACTCCCTTTCTGTCCTTTTCATCCTCACTGGCGATAAGCATATTGTTGATAAGAGCCATAGCCATACCACTCATCATAGGACCGGCCATGATATAGCCTATCGTTCCAGCCTTGTTGTTCTTGAAGTTCTTAATCAGGAGGTTGGTACTCTGCACTCCTGCATTGAAGAACATTGACGAGTTTCTAAACCAAGAAGCCCAGAAACCATAGACATTCTTTCTTGCAGTCTTACCATTACTCATCTCTCCGTTCTTGAACGAATAGATGGCATTACCCGAACCGTGTCGGTTAAAGTTGACAGAAACCTCCTTGGCATCATAAGCAGAGCGAACAGTCGAACGGCCAGCATCGCGGCTCGCGCAATAAGTAGCAAAGCGAGCCAAGTTCTCTGCAACCTCGTTGGCGTTCTCCAAATTCTTGAAGATAAAATCAAAGACATTCTTTGATACTCTGGCCTTGCCGTTCTTCTCTGTCTTTACATGAAGTTTGTACTCGGCAGTAAGGTCTTTCATGTTCTTTATCTGAACCCAGCCTGTCTCACCGCCGTTCTCCATGAACTCCTTGAAGTATCTCTGAATCTTATCGGAAGTGTCGAGTGTGCCGTTTCTGTACTTAGAGAACAAGCCGAAGCCTGTCATTTTCTTAAAATCACTCAGCTTAGTGTTTCTGATACCCTCGATAAGTCCAACCTGAGCATAATACTTTTCGAAAGTCTTGGTGTATGCCATACCTTCCTTGGCAAGCAGGTTGGTAGAAGCAAACTCAAAGTCTCTTATCATATTACGCATCACGAACTCTGGGTTATATGAAGTACAGGTCTGAGCCATGAATCTTGATATGGCGGCAGTAGTTCGTCCTGCCAGTGACTCGTTCTTGTGCTCCAGCATTCCGTTCAGAGCCTGCGCTGCTCTTGGGTTGCCTAAGATAACGAAGCTGTGCTTCTTGCCTGCAATCATCACGTCCACGATATGCTGCGACTTGTCTTTAGCTCGCTCAAAGCGATAACCGATATTTCCTCTGTCAAACTTCTTTGTAGCAAGACCTTGCGCTTTCAGCATAGTCATATCGGTGTCGAAGTCCGATACTATCTGATTAATCTCGTCAGCTGTAGCACCCTCAGGAATGTCCGGATAACGTTCCTCTACAATTCCTGTTGTGGGGTCTTTCACATACCATACACTCGTCTCCTTGATAAGGTTGTTGTCAGAGTGGTTTCTCGCAAATCTCGCAAAGGCCTGTTTGATAGCATTATCGCCTCCGTTCTTGATAGCTCTGTTGCCTAAGGCTCCTATCTGAGCCAGTATGTTGGTCTCGCTAAGATACTTGTGTCCTCTTGCCTTTGCAAGGGTGCTTCCTATGCGGTTCTTCGGGTCTCCGATTTCTGTGATATAACCATATAAATCCTCAGCCGTTGTCTCGTCATAGTTTCTCAGTGGAACGTACCAGTCAAACATCTTCGATACGTGTCCGTGCAGGTCTCTGTCTATAATGCCGTTATTATAGTCTGAGTCTACCGAATATCTGGTAGCCGCTCTTACTTTACCCCAATAGTCTCTTACTGAGCCAGCCTTTACCGATTCCATCTTTGCTTCTGAGTCCATCACACTCTGTATGGCCTCTCCGTCATTGTATGGATCTTTCATACTTATGATGTCCTGCACACCGTGCATACCCGAATAGTCGTGTTCTCCAGCCTCGTAGTCCTTGTTCACATTATCGCGTATCCACTCGTCCATCTTCTCGTAGTAACGTTTCAGGTCGATGATTCCGCTCTTTAGCTGGTTGCCCAAATCCTCCTTCTTGGCACCCCATTCGCTCTGCAGCTTCTCTGCGTCTGCCTTGGTGCTGTCATCCATACGAAGCTTTCTCACAGCATCACGCACAAAGAGCACTCTGTTTCGCTCCAAGCCGTGCTTGGTAATCATATAGAGATTGAAGTTCCTTATTTTGTCGTCTGTCTTTTTGCCTTCAAAGGCATCGAGTACTCCAGCCATAGCTTTCTCCAAAGGACTCATGATGTTTATCTCGAACATCTTGGACGCATCGCTCATCGCACCCTGCATGGTGTTCTGCAGCATATAAGGATTCTCCGAAGAAGCAATATCCTCAATCTTCTTATCCGGAACAATGGCATTCATCAACTTCTTCAAGGAAAGCATATTATCCATATAGCTCTCCGTAGCCATATAGCCATGAGCGTCAAGTGAACGATGGTATCTGTCAAGGGCAGTAGCTGCGGTTGGGGTAGTACGGAAATGAATCTGTCCGTCTGTAGCCTCCTGATAATCTGCCTTTGGTAAGTCTGCCAGGGAACGAGCCTTGCCATCATTTTCGTAGAACACGCCATCACGGGAAACCACACTCCGAATATCCTCATGGTCGAGACGGTATTTCACCGCCTCGGCTCTCAGTTTCCAATATGGATCATTCGGATTCTTCTGCAAGTTCTTGCTCAACCAGAGCAAGTACTTCACATCTTTAGTATTAGGAGCAATACGATAACCGATTTCATGAAGAAAATCAGATACCTTATTCTTGATACCATTCCAGAATCCAGCTTCGCCCTTGCCATCCTCGGCGAGTCGGGCGATACCTTCCTCTATGGCATCGTAGATATTCATAGGGTTGAACTTTCTCTCCTCATCCACCAGCTTCTTCAAAGCCGCATTCTCTGGCTTATCCAAGTCGTACCACACATCACGAAGGAACTTCTCGAATCGCTCTTCACCGAAAAGCTCTCTCATTCCCTTGTGTCCTACAACCTCATGCCAGATAGTCTTCTCGGCAGTATATCTGTCGTGGATATTTGGCATATAAAGATGCACCTCGCCAGTATTCTCATCATACCAGCCAGTAATCTTTCTGCCTTCCTCAATAGCTGCCTTTGCTGCCTTGTTGGTGATTTCATCAACCGATGAAACCATCTTCACCTTGCCGCCAGTCTTCTGAGCCACCTTCTCTACATGGTTCTCAACCGATGAAGTAGGATAGTTGCTTTCTCCATTATCTGTTCGGAATTTAGTACCGCTGTCCTTACCCCATACCTTGAAGGCATCCTTTGTCATTTTCACGTTAACGAACTTAGCCTGAGGGAACTCCTGTTCCAAATCAGCCATCTGCTGCAAGAACTTCTCCTTGGTTTCGGGAGCCTGTCTTCCCGATTCAACGGTAGTAATAGGAACGCCCAGTTTAGCCAACTCCCTAACCTGATTAGGAGTAACCACATTCCAAGGGATAGCCAAGCCAGTCCCCTTCAACTGCTCTGCGATACTCTCTGCCACCTCTGAATCAGGAACCACTCTCACCGCCTTTCTCCAGCGTGACAACATCACCTGTCTCTGTCTGTCCTTCGGAAGAAGACTGTTCACGGAACCAGAGTGCCAAGGCACAAGTCCCACGGCATCCTTAGCACCCTCAGCATGATAGCCACTCGTCTTCTCGCTCTCTGGAATCTCCCATTCCACTACCTTGATGTTACCTCTTGCGTAAGCACCGGTAAACTGGTCGTTCATCATAGAAGTGGAAGTGTGCATATAAGGGTTGTAGGCAGCAGGCACATCGCCCTCGCCAACACCCTTATTCTTGTCAGTCTTCACAAGGGTAAACTTGCCGTTCTTTACAAGATCAGGTCGCTCGTCTGCGCCCATCCAGGCACCAATCTCAGTTGCATCGGTACGCTTGCCGTCAATGATAGCAGCCATAGGGGAGTAAAGCTTACCGTCCACCTCCTGCATTCCGCTATACATTCTGAAAGTCTTCTCCTTATTGAGGCGGTCCAGTTCGTCCTTGTCTGTAACTTTGTAGGCGAATCCATCCTGTTCAATCTCATTCATGGAAATATCATCAATGGTTTCATTGAAATCATCCATGATGTCATTGAGTGCCTTATCCATCTTATCCTTGTCTGAAATCTCAAAGAGCTTCTTCATGGCATCCTTCACTCTCTGCAAGATAGAACGGTCGCCCTTTCTTGCAAATTCATGTGCAGCATTAACAACCCTATCCAAGATAGACAAATCCATTGCCTTCCTCTGTCTTGAATCAGCCATCTGTGCAGTCAACTCATAAGCATCAGTCAGACCGTATGGCTCTTCTTTGAAGCGTTCCTTATCATCCTTTACTCGGTCGTAGATTTCAAGAATAGTCTTTACACCCTCTATCTGCTTAGGAGTCAGAACACCCTCTGCTTTACCTTTCTTAACGAGATTGATAGCACCCATCGTTGCCTCATGAATCATTTCATGCAGCATAATGGTAGGGGCGGAATCGTCAGGAGCCTTGGTCTTTACCAGACCATCAATGTACAAATCAATATTTCTATATATATCGGCTTCTCCTGACGCCTTGTTTGGGCTTTCAGCACTCACCTTGATATTAACACCAAGACGCTTGCTTATATCGAGAGCTTTTTGGAAGAGCTCAGCTTTTGCTTTATCTCTATTTGTTTCCTTAAAAATTCGTTCAACGTCTCCAAGTGCGAACGCTCCTCCTGGCTGCAATCCCCAAGTCTCTCTGAGATTCTTTGCTCTAACGTCTCTATAGGCAAGTTCTCTGTCAGCGACGGCGAGAATGGTCTTATAATATTGGAGTAGATAAGAGCCTCTATTTCCCTTACCGTCATTCTTACCACCAAGATGTCCTCCGATGGACTGTCCTGATAACTTTTCAACTTTTCGTTCATAATCATTCCTGTAATATTCAATAACACTTCTGCCAAGATTAGAAAATTCATCTACGGCATGGTCTGCATCATCAACAAGTCTTGACTTGTCTCTATCTTCTGCATTCTCTACTATTCCTTCTATGGCAGAATCAAATGTCTTTTCTATCTGCGAAGATACGTTTTTATCTACATCTTCGGGAATGATTCTACTATTCTTAACATCTTTTGCACCTGTTTTAGAATACTGCAAGCCTCGGTCCTCACGGAAGTGAGTGCCACCGTTCTTCTTGTCAGAAATGTACTTCTGCATCTCTTCCTCACTCATACCAGCGAGTTTGCAGGCCAACTTCTTCATTTCATCAAGTGCAGCCTTACTGTTCTCGCTATAGACGCGGTTCTGTTCTTGGTCAAAACGCTCGTACACCTTAGAGTAGTTTTCTTTGGTCCACTCTTCATTATGCTTGATACTTGGGAAGGAAATACTATAATCTCTATACGCATTCTTATCGAACACGCTGATACCATTCTTTTCAATAGTTACAGTCATGCCCTTGATATCCTCGATGTCCTTCTTGAAGGTGCGAGCCTTCTTCATTGATTTCATCTGAGTATCAATGATGCGGTCTGGCATCTGCACGTCTCGCAAATCCTCAAAGAAGTCCTCTATCTTGTCATAATGGCCACTAAGATCTATCTTCTCGGGGTAGCCTGCCTTGCTTCTCAATGTGTCATCAGTAATCTTGTCCAATACTACGACACGGCACCTTACGTTCGTACCTGCCTGTTGGAAAACAATGTCTGGCAAATCCACCTCGGCACGCATGGCTACGTTCTTCTGCTCGCCGTACCACTTATCAAATTTCTTGTCCGTGCTGCCTCTTGGAATAATGGCAACTACACGGCCACCCTCATCAAGATGCCTGAAAGCCTTGTCGAGGTGTGCGATAGCCGTTGTGCCTGCTGTTCCAAAAGGTGGGTTCATAACAACCACGTCATGCTTGTTAGCTACATTGTAATTCTCAAAGGTGTTGTTGAGGAACTTTCTGCCTAAACCGCCTGCCTTCAACTGCAACTTGGCAAAGAGGCTCTGGCTTGGCTCAATACTCAAAAGTTCATTACTCTTAGACACGTAGCGGGCTATAGCTCCATGTCCGGCACTTGGTTCCAACGCCGTATCTCCTTCTCCCATGTTTGCCCATTCTACCATCTTGTAGCCAAGTGGCTCTGGAGTTGGGAAATAGTCAACGCCTTCACGATTATTCTTATTCAGCTTCTGGTTGCTGTAATAATCAAGCACTGCATCATCGAATGGATCAGAGTCACTTTGCTTAGGTGCGTCAAACTCCTTGCCGCCTACGCCCTGTTGGTCGATAGGAATAATACCGCTATGCTCTAAGATGCCATTTGCGAAGCTGTCACGCAAGTTACGTGCCTGGCTTCCCAAAGCTAAGTTCTCTGTAGTACTTACTTGATTGTTGAACTTCTGCCCGAAAAGCATCATTTCTGAGTTCAAGCCCAAGATAGGATATTCAAAAATGGCATTGCTCTTGTTTCCGATACGATACGTTCTACCCTCAATCTGCAAAGCAGTAATAGGACTCTGTGGCAATCCAAGCGTAATCAAAACACGCTGATGATTTCCTGTTACATCATGAAGTGATATTCCCTCCTTACCAGAGGCTTCCTGTATTACAATGATATTCTTTCCGCTGTTATCATCATTAAATGTATCGACAGCCTTATCCTTTACCTTTTTACTTTCCTTGCCACTAAAGAACAGCACATTATGCCTACCGAACACCTTGGCGATTTGCTCTCTTGGCATACTATAGTCCAAAGTCTGCTCCCAGTCCAACAGGTCTGCGTACTTGTTTCTAAATTCAGTACACTCCTTGATCGCCTCGTTTCTTTCCTTGCCGGGCTTCATTTCCGCAATCATGCGATTTGCGTAGTCCAGCATATAAGCAAATGGAGGCTGGATAGGGTTCTTTGTCTCCACTCTGCGGTGGAACACGACAATCTTTCTTCCAGCAGCCAAGTGGTCTTTCATTCTCTGAATGATGTTGGCCACCTTCATAGTCTCAAAGAGAGCGCTGCCATAGTTGTAATCTCCGATAGTCCTACTGTAAGCCTCGCCCAGGTAGCGACCTTTCACGGCTTCCTCTACAGCATTGTTAAATTCGTCTGCATGGTCGGGCGCAACGGTCGGGAAGTCTCTTGAATAGTCGTATGCGCTATCTATGATTCTTCCGCTCATTGTGCCAAGAGTGTCCTGCAGATAGTCTGAGAAAGCAACCTCTTGCTTGGCAACCGCTGCCGGGTTATCCGTCTTCGCCTCCAAGCGGTTGTATCGGTATCTGTAGGCGGCTCCGAAGTGGTCAAGATAGAAACGGCTTCTGCCACTCATTCTTGAACCATCATCCTCTGGGAACTTAAAGATATACCCTTCGGCATAGTCAAGATTTTCTCTTGTGTTGAATGGTGTTGCTGAAAGGAATATCGTCTTGGTGTTCTTCCAGGTATTCTTGGCCTGCTCCTTCAACTTTGGTTCCACGTTATTGTAATAGTGCTGCTTTGCGGAAGTAAAGTCTTGGAAAGCCTTGCCCAACTTGGGGAAAGCTGTTGCGTCTGCGAGAGCAAAACTATTCAATTCCTTTGGCAGCTGGCTAAACGTGGCGTTGACGACATCTTTGGCAGTTGCACTCGGATGACTCTGCTTGTATTCTTTCTGAATGCGCTGAACCTCCTTTTGCCTCAGCTCGTTAAATCTGTCAGCTGCATTCTGCATTTTCTGATAGTGTGGGTTGATGGTCTGCAATCTGAGGAAGCAATGATTTTCATCTCGGTTTGTCATCATGTAGTGCTGCATACTTCTTGCTGTCTCAGCGCCCTTCTTGTTTTCCATAATACGATGGCACTCGTCATAGATGACTGCATCCCATTCTGTTTCAAGAAGCTTCTTGTTAAGGCCGAAGTTTGCAAAGGTGGTGATAACCATACCATCACCACTTTCTGTTGTTGCAGTAGTTCCCTTTTCCTTGGCAACAGAATCCAAATCACGGATATCCAGTCCAAGATTCTTTCCATCCTTCATCCAGTCATTTACTTTCTTTTGACTTGGAGTAATAAAGAGTATTCTACCCTTGCCTTGTTTGGCAAGACGTTTGGCAATACCTAAGCCTGTGTAGGTCTTGCCTGTACCAGTTCCGTTTGTGAACATATAGCCCTTGCCATAAGCGTGCTCGCGGTCTGTATGATCCTTTCCGAAGAATTGAGTTTCTGCTTTCAGCACATCATCTTGCTGCTGAGGCAAGAGGAAAGGTAAGGTTTCTTCGATATTCTTGCGGTCACCAATCTTCACTTCGATAGGCTCTGCGTCCATCTGCTTTTGGTACTTAACATCAAGTTCCTCGCCAAGTTTTTCTCTTAACTTTTGGTTTCCGTAGATAGAACACCATTCCGCAATGGTATGGGTTTCGCCATCCATAGGCATCTTGGAGTTCCACATTTCCTTGATGAAGTCATCTATGTCTTGGTCGGTAAAGCCACAATCCTTCAAGCCACCAGCAAAGGTTTCACGGATATGATTAAACCAATCCTTTACTTTATAGATTCCCTCGTCAATGATAGCCATACCGTACTCCTTTACGGCATTCATTACGGTAGGCACATACTCCATCTGATCTGGAGTAAGAAGTTCAAATGAACCTAAGTGACCACTACCACCCTTACCAAACTTGCGTTTCTTTAGTTCGGCGATAGCTGCGAGTGCAGCAGACTTTTTGTCTGCTACATTCTTCTTTATTTCTTCTCCTGTGCGACCTCTCCAAGTAGTTCCTTGCTTGGCTGCAGGCTTCCGCTTTGCATCTGGCTTAGCAGGTCTATTGCTGCTTTCTCGTCCTCTTTGCTCAGATACATTTCCATCTTTGCCAGTTGAACCGCTTCCTTTGGTGTCAGTATTTCCGGAAGGTACTGCGCCCATGTCGGATGAGTTTCCTTCACCTTGCTTATCGCCTGGTTTTCCAACAGATAGAGTAGTGTCGTTCTGATTACCCTCTCTGCCCTCTGGCTCTCCGGGTGCAGCTTCGTTGCCTGTTCCTCTATCCACTGGTCCATCAGATCCTCCGCTTTCTCGTCCTCGTCCCAGTCCCAATTTTTCGCCGCCTGTAGTATTGGCAGCATCCAACTGTGTTCCGTTTTCTGCTCCGCTATTGTCGGAAACATTCTCATGTCTATTTCTAACATCGTCGTAAATTTTTAAATATGCCATTTTCTGAGCAAAGCCATGATTACCATTGATGTAATCTACAGCGTCCTCAATAAAGTTTTTGTTTTCCTCAGAGGTTTGTTCTCTAATCTCTGATTCCGTGAGAGGGTTCTGGTTAGCCACGTATTCACGTTCTTCGCTATCCATTTCACTAAAAGGCTTATCAATCTTCTTAGCCTCAGTCATTCCGATTTCCTTAGCAATCTCCTTGCGTCTTTGCACAAGACCCATGTGTTGAGCCTTATAATGCTCGTCAAGCAACTGCTTCAACTCATCCCTGGTTCTCTTGATTTCAGACGCATCTCCATGTTCCTTAGCTTCGGCATACTCTTGGCGAGCCTTGCCTAATTTTAAGTTCATAACAAACTCGCCTTTCTGCTTCTGCTCTTCATGGAAAGCGCCAGCGGCTTGCTTGATTCCCTCCATTGGGTCTTTTGGTAGATGGCTATTTCTGATTTCCTCTTCGGTAGCCTTATACTCCGCATCGGCATCCTTACGCATTTTTGCTAAGGTTGCATCTTCTTTCATTGCCTCGGTCTCAGCATCGTACTTGGCTTGCTCTTCTGTAGTTCTTGAGCGTACACCATTGTGAGCAGGATAGTTCTCTGATATATAATCATCAACCTTCTCCTGCCATTTGCTTTCCACAGAAGAGAGCTTGTCAATCTCTTCGTCAGTCCAATCCTTTGACTTCTCAGTCTTTGCCTCTTCCCTCTTTGTCTCAACAGGCTCTTCCTTTGCCTTGTAGTCTTTTGGATTCGCACCCTTTGCCCAGTCTGCCAGCACCTTGTCAGCCACATCATCGGCAGAAGTAAAGTGAATATGCAGCATGTCAGCAACACCCTTCCAGTATCTCTGCAAGGCTTCCTTCACCTTGCCCAGGAAACCGGTAGCCTTTGCACTTTCCTCAACACTCTTGCCTTCCTGCTGCGCAAGGTTGCGTACAGTCTCTTCAAGTTTCTTTGTACCCTCACGACCAGAGAATGTAGAAATCATTTCCTCGTAGAGAGCATCGCCTTTCAACTCAGGGTAAAGCTTCTGAATCTCATCCTTCAATCCGTCAACCTTATCAAAGAGTCCCTTCACATTCTCCCATTCCTCTGGGTTGGTATTGCGCAAAGCCTCTGTCCACAAGTGGGTGTACTCATGCAGAGGAGTTTCTGGTTTCATCTTCTTAGTGTCAAGGTAAATCTTACCGCCTACTGTGAATCCATAGACCTCTCCGTTGGCAGAACGGAACTCCTTTAATGCTGAGCCAGATTGTTCAGGGCGTGATGTATCTCGCTCCACATTCCCCTTCGAGTCAGATTCTCCGATTCTTCCGCCCATTGCACTATTTTCGCTATTTCTTGTTCCGATAGTGCTTCTATAGGAATCCTCAGATCGTCCCAACTCAGATTGAGACTCGCTCCGATTTGAACGAACCTCCTCAGAGTATCTTGCTCTTTCTCCATCGTAGTATTCTTTTAATTCATTAATTCTTTCTCTGTTGGCAGATGATGTCTTAGAGATAGCCTCATCCATATAAATATGGTGATTCTTATCTACACGGAATGTATAGAAGTAACCGTTTGCATCCACATAGTGCTCTATAAATTCTCCTTCTCCGAGTTTGTCAAGTTCATCGATATACTCACGGTTATTGCGCATGATGATGGTAGTCAACTCATCGTTGGATATGCGAGCCTTGCTTGGAACATTGCCCCAGTCAAGAACGGCACCGCCAGCCTCTCTACTATACTTTACGTCAGAGTCGGCATCCTCCAAAGCACGCTGGGCTTCCTTTTCATCCGTTACTACCTCAATACCAGTCTGCTTGGTAATCTCCGTGGCGATTTTCTTTATCGCATTGTTTACCTTTACTGCCGGTTCTGGCTCTGTTCCTTCTCCTGCTGGTTCATTTCCTCCTGATGTTTCTTGTTTAGGTTCTTGAATGCCTGAAACATCATTGCCTCCTTCATTTTCTGAATGTCCTGTGCCATAATCTTGCCATTTTTTAAAGTTTAAATACTCGTTTATTAACTCTTCCTTGGTAGGAGCTGCCTCGAACATATTGCCCTCGCCAGTATTTCTTGAATCGGCAATTCTGTTGTACTCATCAAGCAAATCCCTGAAATCTGCTACCTTGCCCTCCAAGGCCAAAGCCATCATCTGAGAGATAGAAGGATAACGCTTAGCCGCATCCTCACCGAACATATCCGGTGTTCTCAGAAGTGTATCAACCTTATTGCCACCCTGTCTTGCCTCATAGAGCAACTGGATAGCCTGGTCTATCTCGTCACGAAGAGAGTAATCGCCAAGTTTCATATTGTCCATTACCGAACGGATGGCGTTGACGGCCTTGTTCTTCACCGCAGAGTCGATGCCAAGCATTCTGATAGTCTCTGGCTTGAAGATGGAACCCAGAAGAAGGTTCTTCACATACTCCCTGCCTTGTGCAGAAAGTCGCTCGGGATTATCCATCATCTGCGCCACCTCGTTTTGTCCGATGATGCCTTTATCTACTAACGTCTTCACCAAGTCATTTATTGCCTTGGAATTGTTAAAGAAAGCATCGAGAGAGCCGCTTCCCTCAATCTCGGCTACAATAGCGCCTACTTCGTCAGAAGTCAACGTCTTGGCCTTGGCTACTGCCTGTTCGGTATTGCTTTGCGTCTTCTTCTCGTTGCGGTTGAACTTGGAGAAGGTAGCTGTATCGTATGGTAATCTCTCATCGGTCACCAATACCAGACGAGGATGCTCGATACCGCTTTGCTCAATCTGCTCACGAGTAAAGCCGAAGTTCTCTGCATTCTCTAAGAGGTCGTTGATGTATTCGCCATCCGTACCTTCCTTTGCTGCCTTCTGTCCTGCCATAGTTCTACCATTGCCATCATACACGATACCCTCGTCAGATACCACTGGCACCTGCTCGATAGCCATACCATTATACTTTCGGGCAATCTGGTCCGTATTCTGCTGAGCCGCCTTATCGTGCTCGTAGTCACGGTCATTTACAGTTCTGCCCTCTGCATCGGTAGGAAATCCCTCCGATTTCTTGTAGCCATTATTCACATCATGAGAAGGAGTAAGACTTTCAGCCGGAACAATCTCATAGTGTCCCTTGATCTTAGTCTCTCCGTCAGGAAGCATTCTTGTGCGCTTGTTGCCCACAAGTCTTGGTGCATTCTCAAACTTCTGCGCGGCCACGCTGCCAGCTTCATGAGCACCCTCAGTCTGTTCTGTGTTACCCACAGTCTCAGCCACCTTCTTGGCAGTCATAGTCTTCTTGATATTCTGAGCGTGCTCTAACTGCTTCTTGGCAGCCTCAACGGTCTTTTTCTTCAAAGCCTCCTGCTCCATGATGTCGTTAGGCTCGGCGGCATAGTCTACCTTCATCTTCTCGGCATCCTTCAAAGCCTTTTCTGCCTTCTGAATCTGTCCGTCCACTACCTTCTCAGCATTCTCCCCGAAGTCCTCAGTAAGAATCTCTGCGCTCTGCTCAGGAGTCATTTTCTCATAGTCTGGTGTAGGTCTTCCCTTGCTGTCCTTTGTCATAGGAACATCGGAACCATCGGCAAACTTTCGGGTTTGCTGAGGCTGTTCTTGCGGTACTAAGTCCTCGCTTGTGGTATTATCTTTGCCCGATGTGGTATCAACTTTTGTTAAAGTCGTATCATCTTTTGTTAAATCACCACCTTTTGTGGCATCATCTTTAGATTTCTCCGCTGGCTGAGGCTTCGCTGCATCCTGCATCGCCTGCTCCTGTGCCGCCTGATTGTAAGGCTCAGAGTTCTTCATCTGCAACTCCTGACGATACCCATTAGCAAAATCGTCTGTACTCTGTGTTCCAACAAACTTTACTTCGTCTGACTTGACATATACTGTCTCGCCACTCTTTGGGTCAAGACAAACAAGCATATCACCAACACCTTCCTTTGCCCTTCCTGTAGTGGTGTCAAAAGCCACTTCACCAGTACCAACAAGAAGCGTTCTTCCGTTGCTGTCCTGCACGTAAATCGCCTGTTCGCCATTCTTTTCCTGCCCGTTCAATGTTCCGTGGAAAGACCAGTCCTGAACATAAGAAGAAACCTGTTCGTCAATGGCGTTCTTGGTAGCCTCCTGCATACCCTGCACTCTTGCGTTCGCATTGATATAATGGGCAAATGGTTCAAGCTGTTCTACTGTCAAACCTCCCTGCTGAACCATCCAGTCATAAATCTGCGGATTGGTCAAACCCTGTTGTTTAAGTTTTTGGAAATTCTGACCGAATACATCATTATCACGCATAAGCTCATCCATTTCAGCCTCAGACTGTCTCAACCCGTCAAGCTCTGCTTTAACTGCACCGCCATTTGGCTGCTCTGTTCCAAGGTTGTTGTCTGTTGCGACATCTTTACCATCCATGACACTCTGTTCTTCATGAACTTTATTTGCCGGGAACACTTCCATTTCTATAGCCTTTCTAAGCTGAACGCAAGCATTCTGCTCTGCATCACTTCGCTTCATTGGGTCTTTATCAAATGCCTTTAGCATACTTTCTCTATCCATACCATTTTTGCTTGCCACAGCATCAACGATAGGCAAGAAAGAACCTCTTTCAGAATTTAATACATACTCCGTAAACTGATGGTCTATTTTTGAGCCGCCTGTTTGCATACCTTCAACAATCTCTTGAACCTGCTCCCAGTCTTTCGCATTCTTCTTAAAGAAAGAATTTTGCAAGTCATAATTGTTTCTATCTAAGCCAACCAACAGAGCAAGAGCATTCTTAGAACGCAACTCCTCTTTTCTTACACCTATTTCGTAAATGATAGACTCCCTCTTGTCTTTTGTGTCAAATCTGTGTTTTGACAAAAGTGTTCCGTCAGCAGCATACTCGTTCACGGTCTTATAAGTATGTATGCGATTGTCTCCATCTGTTCCATCTTCTGTTCCATAGGATATATGGTCCATCATAGGACGAGACTCAGGCATTGTGCCCATGACCATAGTAGTAAATTTTGCCTTGGCATCCCAAGAAACATTTGGGTCAAGCATGATTTGCTGATAGTTATTGAGTAGATCCGAACCATCCTCGCTCTTCTCAATATCCTCTGCCCTGTATTTTTTAGCCTGTTTTGCCCAGCTGACAATATTCTCCATAGGCTTCATTCCTAACTCAGAACCAGCAGCAAACAACTGATGTTTCTCCTCGTCAGAAAAAACATGAGGTGCTGATTTTGCCTCGCCAGACAAGAAAAATCTTGCAGCCTTTTGGGCAATATTGCTGGTAAAGCTGAATGGCTTGCCGTTTCTATCTGTTTCCTTTTTGAATAAATCTTTCGCATGGGTAAGTTTAAAGATAACAGCACTCGCACAAGATTCAAGTGTTCCCTCTGTAGAGAAACCGTGCCAGTCATCACCAGTAAGAATATGATTAGCATAGCTTGAAGCAACCCCACCTGTAGCCATACCGATACCTTCCATACCAGTTTTAATGCCCTCATAGGTAAGTTTTTGCCCCATTTTGTTAACTCTCTGCTTCCACGTCTTTTCCGTTCCTTTAAGACCAATGCCATGGCCAAAAGCTCCAACTGCGCCACCCATGCCTTCCATAGTAGCAAAGCTAACGCCTTCTTCCAATCCACCTTTGGCTGCTGCTTTTAAAGTTCCCCAAAGCGAAGTATCTTCTCCTGTAGAATAGTTCTGAACGGCTCCGTTGATGGCTCCATATTGAAAGCCTGTAGCTCCTCCATGAACAATGCCTCTTGCTACACCTTCAAGCACCCTCTGTCTCAAAGACTGGTTAGCCGTTCTCGCCATCTGCTGAGCTGCATTACCAAAAACCTTTTCTGTCAAAGCTCCAGCTCCGACACCTGCGAGATTATACAAAGGCGCATCTGCTGCAAAAGCCACAGCTCCTTTTGCTGCTTTTGCCCAAGTGCCCGGTTTATAGTTTGGATTCAACCCTTCTTCTGTCATTGCATCTGCTTGCTGCTGCATTTGCCTCTGGCTTTTAGTTGAAGTAAGACCAGTAAGCAATGTTCCAGTGAGAGAATTAAGAATGCCGCTTGCAATATAGTCAGATGCACCCTTTGCCATCATGCGGTTAAGCTGAGTATTATTGAATTGTTTTCCGGCTTTCTCTATCAGGACTGGTGCAAGTGAACTTTCAATATATGCCTCTGGGGAAACTCCGAGTTTTTGAGCATCAGACAACACTCTCTGCTTAACCTTTGGGTTAGAGAAGATACTTTCTATATTCTTCTGTATGTTCCCTGTGATTTCTTGAAGCTGTTTATCTTGATCCATTTGATTTTGGTAAGCTCTTTCACCAATCCACCAGTCTGCACCACCAGTACCATGAACTCCACTGTTTGCACTCAACGCTGCAAGTCCTCTTGCATGAGCCGCCTTAAACTCGTCTCCTATAACCTTATCGAGATAATCACCCATTTCAGAACCAACCAAAGCGTTTGCACTTTGGTTCATTTCGTCCATCAACAGCCCCTCAGTCTTACCTATATAGGTGTCAGCTGGCGTATTTGTCTGCATGATAGGTTGAGCATGACTTGCCTGTCTGTTTATTTTTTTTGCAGCAGTCTTTGCCGCCTGTCTTCTTATCCGCTGATTTCGCTGATACACTTGCTGTGTAGCCTTAGGTGAAGTATAGTCAACTGGATAACCTGCTCCCTTCTGCGCTTCATCAATCTCGTATAAAGACTGTACGAAAGGAGAAGCGTTCTTTGGGGCACTCTTTGGAGCCTTGCTCAATTGTGTCCTCTGATACTGCCGAGGAACCTGTATTGCTCTCTGTGCTGTGGTCATAGGCTTCTGCTGAGGCTTCGGATTTACAGCATGGAGTCCAAGCCGCTGCGCAAACTCCTCATAGGAATTACTGGAAACAGCACCATCAGCATGAAGCGCATCATAGAGCTGCTTTCTGTTATGATAGCCCTGCTTGCCAGGCGCATACACGAACTTTCTGAAATGCTCTCTCGTTCCTGTAACTGCGCCATCAGCTTTCAAGGCGTTGTAAAGTTGGTCAAATTTATCTCCAGCCATATATTATATATTAATGTTTATAATCCAAGTTTCTTTGTATTCTTATAGCCATTCTTCGACTTGCCGGCAGGCTTTGATGCTCTCTTTCTGGCTTCTTCCCTCTGTCTTCGCTGCGTTCCTGCTCTCTGTGCAACAGAAGAACCGCTTTGTCTGTTGGTGATTCTTGTAGTAGAGCCATCCCTATTGAGCACTTCCTTGCTGTTTGAAGTAGATGAATTGCCAGAAGTATTTCCATTGTAGTAAGCTTCATTTGCTTCATACATTGTCTTATTGGATGCGTAATGAGGATTGCCTTTTGCATCCCAAGTTATGTATTTAGCAGACGAGCTACCACCGCCTCTGCCAGAGCGGCCTCTACTGGAACCTATCTTGTTGGCTCGAAGCTCAGCGATAGCCTCCATAATCAAGTTATGGCGTTTCTTCTCATTAAAGCCTTTTTCCTTTAATTCATGATCCCATACCTTAATCTGATTTCCGATTTCGTCCTGACTTGCATTATAGGCAAAATCTCTTTGATCTTTCTCTTTTCTCCATTTCAGATCGTTATTCTTTTGGTCAAGAATAAGTTGCCTATAGGCGTTCTTAGCCTCAGCAGCACGTTCCTTCAAACTGAGATTTGCCTGCTTGTAAGCCGCATCCGCATCAGCTGCATCCTGCTGTCTACGTTCCGCCTTGCGCTTCTCGTAGCCTGCCAAGAGGTAGTCCGTAGGGTCATTGAATTGCTGCAAAGGACCTCCCTTATAAGTGTTCACGATATTACCCATGTGACGGATAGCATCCGCAAAGGTTGCCAAACGCTGCATATTTTGTGTATGCCGCATATCGTACTCTTCGTCTGTCTCTCCATCACGTCTTCCAGGCCTAAACTTGGGAGCAAGCCCCTTTATCCAGCCAAAGAAACCGCCATCCTTCTTTGTATCATCGGCTTTAAACTCCCTTCCAGAAGAAGGAGAAGATACCCCTGCCGAGTTCAAGGCTGCTGATAACGAACTCAAGTCATTCTTGTCTGTACCAGAGGGATTGACAAACTGAACACCACCTGTTCCGTACTTTGGGTCGGGGGCCTTGCTGTCTGGAGTCAAGTCGGGAGCTGTGGCAACAGCCGGCATCTCAAACTTGCCAGTTGCACCGCCATTTCCACCAAAGAAATTCATATCCATCGGCTGATGAGCAACAGGTGTAGAATCTCCTCCTGGCGCACCCTGCATCGGCAGCTCTCCTCCATTCTTCATGGCGTAATTCTGCTGCGCCATCTGCTGAACCATAGGAGAAGGCTCCGTTATAGTCACTCTCCCTTTGTTCATATGCGTATTCTGGTTATTGTTTATTGGCATAGCTTATTCTTCTTTAATAATAATTTCGCCAAACAGAAGAAATCGGTCTGTAACGTCATTGAGAACTTTTGAAAGTTCCTCTGCTGCTTCCTCGTCCTCTTTAAGAATCTTAGCAAAATCCTTACCGCATAGAACCATTACACCTGTATGGTCAGCGCCTTCTTCTGCAACATCAACCCCAGCAATATGGTAGAAGATACCATTGCCGTCCTCGCTAAGCTCAGGAAGCTGAGGGTTGAATCTGTAGCCATTCGCCCAAAGACGACATTTCTCGAAGACATCAGAAGGAACGAGACCTTTGCTAACTATTATCTTAGCCAACTTCTGAATCATCTTTTCAGCAGCAATACCGTATTCACAATACTCCTTAGAAACTTTACGAACCTCTTTAACCAGATTGTTTGCTTCTTCCAACTCCTTTTTCAACTCCTTATTCTTATTCATGTACTTCTGGCTTACCTCGACCAGATTCTTCTCACGAATCTTTGAAAGACGAAGTTCCTCTGCAACGTCAGACAAAACAGCGTCCTTATCCTTTAGCTTTTGTTCCAAATCCACATTCTCGCCGAATTCCTTTATCTTTCCATTTAGGTGTCTACAACTCTCCTTTCTCAACTCCTCAATCTTCAAGTTCTTCTTGTGGATGACCTTGTTGAGTCGGGCAATCTCTTTGCCGAAGCGCTTAATCTTCTTTCCCTGCTCATCCAACAAAGCATCGTTGAACTGGGAGGCTGCTTCTTTAAGAGCAGGGTTCTTGACTGTATTCTTGTTGTCTTTCCACTGCAATTTTATTCCTTCTGCTGCGCTCAATGGAGTGCCTGAAACTGGAGACGGTGCTTCCTCTCCTGCCCTCATCTTCTTGGTAATTATGCTGCGAATACGAAGAGCTGCTTCTGGAACGCAAACACTAATGCCATTCTTTGCCACAATACGCAAAGCTTCAAGAATCTCTGGCTTCTCATTACGAACCCATAGCTTTTCTTCAAATTTAAGAGGCTTGTTGAACTTCTTGAATCTAATTCCCAAAAACTCTTTCTTCAATATCTTCTTTGCTTCTTCAAATGTCATAATCTATCCAATTAAAATAATGATTAAAAAACCAGCAAATGCGCCAAATACATCTGCTATTATATCCTTGTTGTCAAACAAGCAGTATGTGTTATAGTCGTATACCTCCTTCAATATGCCGGCAATAACCGCAATCATACAGGCTGATACTGCCGAAGCTGTAGTACCCAGACCGAGCACGTTCATATTAAAAAGAGCAACAACCATCGTGATCAGGCAGCAAGTCTCAAAGTGCAATACCTTGTCTTCGCCGCCAATTCGCTTTATAAATCTCTGAAATCTATTCATATTCTTAATATTTAACTTCATTAACACTTCCAGAAAAATAAGGGGTGGGGAAAATCGAAAACCGAAATATAAAGGAGATGGGGGGTGGGGGCCGCATTTTTATATTTGTATTTATCTACTATAGTTTGAAACGGTGGTCAACGGGGGTGCCCCTTTGGGTTTGGTTGTGTACGCCTCCTTCTCCATGTTCTTGGCACTCGTTCCTCTCGTCTTTGCCTCCTGCTCCCACCGAAGCCTCAAGCCTATCCGAACAGCCCATCAACGCCCTCTGTGACCTTCTTAAGCCTTGCATCCGCACTTTCACCGAGCGCAGATGTTATACCAGTGTTATCACGGCTACCCATATCACTTGGTTTTAGGCTGTCATTCAGCGACTTATCCCCTTTAGGTTCTGAACCCAACTGGTTCATACCCGCCTTGAACAGAGCATTGCTCATATTCTGAGCCGCCTCACTGGTATTCTGTGCGGTCTGCATGGCGGCTTGCTCACGTTCCTGAGACTGCCCAACTTGGTGTTGGAAGTGCGCATCAGCTACTTGCTGCTTTCTTGCAGTGTCTTTCGCCCCGATGTTGGCGATAGTGTCACCCATAGTCTTGTTAGCCGCCTCTTTCGCCATTGCTGTAGCCGCAGCAGTACCACCGCCAACAGCAGCCGCACCATCAGCCTTACGGACGTAGATGTCCTGAACCTCTTGCGCACGCCTCATCAGGTTTTGCCCAGCCTTTGTGTCGATGTAGTCGGTATTGTACTCCTTGTCATACCATGCCTTTTCTGCCGCTGCCCTGTACTTACGCTCTCTCTCCGCCTTTTTTGCCTCCTTACGAGCCTTTGCACCACCGAACAGAGAAGAAGCAACACTGCCAGCCAACATTGCCGCAGTGGCTATCCATTCGCATCGAACACCGAGAACTGGAGATGCGCCTAAATTCTTTGGGATTTTCGTCAAGATTTCTTTCATAATAATTGCAATTATTAATTTACCAATGTATTTGTGTCGGCAAATATATATATATTTGACTCTCGTTTTTTCCATTGTAGCCCTACCCCATTCCCCTCCTCCTCCCACAAGTCCTTTTGTCGGCGCACAAATCATGGCTTTGCCCATCAAAACACCCCTCAAAACGTCTATCTTTGTAAACATTTTGCACTTTTACACCAAAAACTTACACACCTCATTATCAGCACTTTAGTTTCACATCCTCCCAAGAGTGAACACAACTTTTCTGTAACAATATTTTACTTTTCTCTATCATAGAGCATTTTTGCCCAAAAAAATCATGTCGCATTAATAGGTACGCACGCACGCAAGAAATGACGAAAAATACCATCTCATCACGTAATACAGCTATCATTCAAGCCAAAACTCTCGTATTTTCAGCATATTCGGGTAATTGGTCGTGTTTTTCGTCAAATTCGCTAATTATGAGGCATTTAAGGGCGTTTTCTTGTCATTTTAGAGCCATTTTCTTGCTTTTCAGGCGTGTTCTTCAAGTTTGCGCTGAATTTATCGCAAAATAGGATTAAGGCTTTTAGAAGGTGTTTTTCTGCTGTTTTCCTCTTTCCGCTTATTTCCTTTCCTTTTCTTTCCTCTGTATTCTCTGTTTGTGTGTTTCTCTCTGATTATCTGTGTATGATGAGGAAGGGAGAGAAGAATACCTTTGGGAGATAAGGCAACGTGGGGGCGGGGCTGCGCCCTCACGTCCCTGCTGTGGGGCTGCGCCCATTAAATTATCTGAATGACAACAGAGCTATCTACATTTTGGCAATATTGGTTAGGATAAATGGAAAGCGTTATATCCGCCTTACCTGTTGACCACTTCGAGAAGTATTTAAGGTATATAAATGGTTCTATTCCTAAAACTCGAGATATTCTGCTTACGAGTATTCCGTACATATCATTCTTGCTCATCTTAGATAAGTCCGCATAGATAGAAATAGATGACAATTTACAATTTGTATTAAAACAGAAGGAAACTTCTTTTATATTCTCAAACTCATTGACACCCCAAACTACATATTGATTTCCATAGTTAGATATTCCCATTTTGTAAGATTCGCTTTCAAAATCGTCTTCATTTACAGATAAATTTAAATGTTTGAAACGAGACTTACAGAAAGCATAACTATCACCAATCTCAAACCCCATTGTTCCATTAGGTCTAATACCATCTATAGGATTAGAAGACATTGCTTGGTCCTTAGTAGTACTAAAAAGAACCTTTGCAGCAAAAGCGATAAACACTAATGCCGCAATAATAATAAAAATTTCCATAAATTAATTGTTAGATGTTATTTTATATATTGTCATTTTGCTATAATCTTTATTTCTTCTACTATTTTGTTAAACTCGTCTATATTGTCCGCCGTAAAGTGAATACCTTTGCAACGTACATAGGCAGCGAAATCGTTACGCTTGGAGTCTGTTTCATCCTCGAAGAAATCACTCACGTTTGCCCCTATCACGTCAGCGATTTGGCGCATAGTCTTGTATGTAGGGTTCCCGTTAATCATATTGTTGAGATTAACCCTATTTATCGTAAGGAGGTCTGCAACCTGTTGTTGTGTATATCCTTTTCTCTTGATAATTTTAGCAATATCCATAATGTAATGTTTTAATATTTGCTGCAAAGATAACAAATTATTTCAAAACTACCAAATTTTTCTCAGAATGTAGCCATAAAACACTATTTTATAAAGAAAGATGTAATGTTTTGTTAAATGGGTTAAAATATATAACTGAAACGTTAAAATACTACCAAGAAATTTGGAGATATAATGTTTTATCACTACATTTGCAATCGAATTCAGTATTACACTGGTTCACCGAAGAACGCAAAGCCCGTAGTTACGATTAGCCGAGCGGAGGGAGCATGGCAGAGATGTCACCCGATAGTTGCCGTAATGCAGCCACGTATGTACATTTATATACGTGTAGGTCACAAGCCCTTCAATGCAGAGTGGAGCAAACATCGTAACAACATGAAAATCGAATTGACAGACAAACAGGCACAGGTATTATATTACGTACTTGACCGAGTGAACAAATGCTTGGAAAAGGACAACCTATTTGGTGGTACACTTTACCATGATAATGGAAGTTTTCTTTGCCAACTTGAACCAAGCGAGAAACGTTCACTTGATAGAATTATAGAAAAAATGAGTAAATAATTTAATTGGATAAAACATGGAACCGATTGATTACAGAAAATTGACAAAGGAAGAACTATTAAGCATTTATAATAGTAACATGAACTATTATAAAGCACACAACATCAAACGCCCATTTGGCAGATATGCTGAATTGTTCTTCATATTGTTCAACGACGGCACAAACCCTTATATGTGGTCACTTGAAACCATTTGCAGTTGGTTTCCTGAATGCGACCGCACAAAGTTAGAAAAAGTATTGGATATATACATTTAATATGATAAAGATATGATTTCTATTAATTCAAAAATCGGAGAGGCTACTCTCTCAGAAAACGGAAACAAAGAACGTATTGACATTTGGGACGGAAACGTTCTCGCAGCATTCACTTCCGACAGAGAAACAGAAGACGGAAAGAAAGACAGAATACTATGGGGATTTCTGTGTAGCACGGACCAGGCAAAGAGTATGGCAGAACACTACAAAAAGAAAGGTACAAGACTATTCGGTGCTGAAAGTGTCAGTATTAAAATGAACCTGTATTTCCCTAAGGCAAAGGAAGTGGTTGAAGTATTGACACGAACCTTTGGATATAAGGTTGAATGCTACTACGAAAAGGTGAAGTAACACCTTGGGGAGATAAGGGAGGGCTGCGCCCTCCCCTTGCTGAATGTGGAAACTAAAAAATAAACGATTAAATAAATAAGACTATGGCAAAGGAAGTACATGTAATTTTAAAGGGAGACTGCTATTCAATGAATACTTATTGCAGCACCCTAAAAGAGTTCTTGGATATGAGACATCTAAGAAGAAGTGATGTTTCCGACTGGTGGAAAGAGTAATGGTATGATTACAATATCGGAAGAACGAATTTGCGGAGGGTGCAAGCATCATGTTTATCACTTCTCTCCAATATCACAAGATTACGATTACTATACTTGCAGACTGCATAAATGCCCAAGCAAGTGTAATCAAGGCATTAACAATTAAAATTACGATTATGGCAAAGAAGAATAAATACTGCTATGGTTGGGCAATCTGGACTAACTATGACTATGGATGGGAGAAAGAAAGTGTGTACGATAAAGAGGAAACATCATACGCACAAGTGAAGAAAGATGCGGCTGAATACAGAATTGCAGGCGCATCAACGAGAATTACAAATATAAGATGGTTGAACGATTAAAGTGTACGATAATGAGAAAGAACAAGACTTACGAGCAGCAAAAGAAGTTCTACGACGAGAGCGGACAATACGAGAGTTTGGGAGCTATGTTCATTTACTGGCTTGTATGCGGATATATGACACCAGCCGAAATGCAAAACGTGTTCAGAGAAGGCAACCACGAGTGCAAAGATTTCATACTGGAAGACTTGTACCACCTATGTGACAAAGAGATATTTTACAAATTTGTGAGGATATTCTACTTTGGCAAGATGTAACAAGCTATATCGGCAAGAGTATAGAGGCTCACAGGTGGTTCAAGACCACCTGCCGAACGATTAATCAAGTGGGACAATGGCACTTTAGCAGATTTCCGAGGAATACACCCACACTAATAAAATTATTAGTCGGAAATGCGGGCGTGATATACCTTAATATCAGATGAGCAAAACATCTAAAAGCCGTATCGCTATGCAGAGCGAGGGAGAAAAACCCGTAAAAAGACCGATGCGAGGGCAGAGCATGGGGCTAAGGAAAAAGCCTGAATAAAAGAACCCGAGTTTACGGCAACTCGTAAAACTGCAAGCCAAAATCTCTTGTGTGGAGTGAGATTGAAATAAACCACACGTTGAACAACAACGTTAAGTGCAACGAGCCGTGCATAAGCGGACAAAAAAAGGTAGGGCAGCGGAAACGTACACCTCCGCACACTTAAAGGCGTAGAAGCATTCCAAAAGGCTTCCAGCGGCTCACGACCGCAACGCCTACAAACGTATAACGATAAAAAGAAAGGACAAAGCTATGGACATTACATTTTTCGCACTCACAGCGGTAGTATTCTATGCACTTGGCGTAGCCGCTGGAAGACACAACGACAATTTTAAGGAATAAGAAAACAGATAAGATTATGAAGAAGTACATCAACCATTTACTGGTAGTTGCAGCCATCGCTGCAATGCCAGTACTTGCAAGCGCATATACCAACGCACGCAAGGAAGCAGACAGACGTTTGCTTATTGATTTCATTGAGTATTGTCAGAAGAATAAGGGGCTTGAGCAGATTGATCCAAACAAGGACTACAAGAAATCAAGCCTCCACGACCTCAGGAACATGGCTACCTACTATGTAGAGCAGTCGTGCTTCTATGATGTGACAGACTTCGATGAGCAGTATAAGATAGACGAAATAGTATATCACAACGACAAAAACAAGGAACATGGCAATAATAACTAAGTTTTTCAAGGGAGCGGGATATTCAGACAAGAACAACGTGAGATATATCGCACGCACAACCTTTGTTCAGATAAGGACACCGCATTCAGAGAGATATTATTTAGTCAACGGAACACAAGTGAGCAAGTCAACTTGCTTGCAGAGAATAAAGAAATAACAATTATGAAAGCTATACCAAAATACAAGCAGATTGCAGAATACACACTGATTTCAGCACCTATAGACGAAACTAACGTCCAGTCGGACATCATACGGAGAGTATTCGACAATGAGGAGTGCATAACGAGAAAAGGCACATATCTCGGGTATGTGGAGGATATGGCTGTCAAGGCTACTATCTTCTATAACAACGTATTCTTTACACTCATCAATAAGAATGAGGCAGACAAAGGCATATTCGCCGGCACTATCCTATCTCGTATCACTGAAGACGAGTACAAGGATATATATATTGGAAACTCTTTCCAGTATATTTGTGAGGATGATGACAATAGGCTTGTTGTTACGATAAATTACGAGGGAGAAGGAGAGGTTGTAGTTATGTTCAACCTGAATGTACTTTCGGATGATTTGGTATTTTAAGAAATTATCGGCTGAGTCTGTAAAAGCAGCACACCACAATGCAATGTTTGTGGCAGCCACAAACTAAAACGCAAATAATATGGAAGAAATTTTATCAAACATCTATGCGGACGCATACCAGTATGCGATAAGCAACGGAGCGACAGAGAGACAAGCAGAGGAGTACGCACTCGACTGCAAGAACGAGGTTGAACAATTTTACAATTAAACAGCTATGGTAAAGTTACGTGATTACATTACAGAGCAGTTAAAGGATATGGCTGCAAAGGACGAGAATTTCCAGGCTCGCTACGAGGACAAGGACAAGTCTATGGACGAATGCGTGAAGTATATCTTTGAGCAAGCGAAGAAGCAAGCAGAGAATAATTGCGCAGCGATAGACAATGATGAGGTGTTGAACTGGGCAGTACACTATTATCAAGAGAAGGACTGCAAGCCAAAGGGTAATGTTGTAGCAAAAGTAAAGGCCTCGTCCCCAGTACTGGCGAAGCCACTACCAGCCAAGCCCCAGCCTAAGAAGAAAACAGCACCAAAGGCAAAGAAAGCAGAGTCTAAGGCAAAGTTCATCGAGTTAAACCTGTTCGACTAAAACCATTTCGAGTTATGAAACCAAGAACCAAGAACGAGGAGCAGATTGTGAAGCTATCCAGCCAGCTGGGTAGCATTTGCAGTCGTGATGAGCAGAAACTCATCAAGCAGACGTACGGAACGTGCGAGTACAACGATATGTACGACAGAACATACGCAGTCATCAATCAAGCCTACAGAGGCTATCAGGTAATGAGGTATTTCCGCATCACCCGACACCGCAACCGCAAACGTGAGGTATCATACTCCCTTTGGGAGGTGCAACAGGTATGGAACAAGAAAGGTTCACGGCAGACAACTCTGTCACGTAGACGTGCGATGAGTTGGTGTCTTGATGCATTTACCTACTCGTCAGACCTTACCATACGCCCACAGCGCATCGACATACCTTACGAATACTTATACAATAAGTCTCTCGTTGATACATACCAGTATTGCGAGCCTTATATGGAAGCAGCGCAGCAGGAAATGCATAGAGCAGAGATATACAAGATACTATCGAAGAATGACCCATTCGAGGAGACTCTTTTCAAGGCTTCGCCAGCATTGTTTGCGCACGCCCACAGATACGTGCGTGACACAGAGCCTTATATGGCAGCATACAAGGTTGCTATCCGTCACGGCTATGCCATCAGCGATGTATCTATGTATGTTGACTATATCAGTGCGCTTATCTATCTCGGAAAGGACACGCACAACCCATTCTATGTATGCCCAGACAATCTTCTTCAGGCGCACGACAAGTATGTTGCTAAAATGGAAACAGAGAAGAATAGAGCAAGAGAGGAAGAGCGCAGAAAGAAAGCACTCAAAGACAACGAGCGATACGTCAAGGAGAAGCAGAAATTCTTCGGTATCTTCCTTTCGGACGGAGAACTTACTGGCGAGGTGCTGAAATCCGTTGATGAGTTTATCAAGGAGGGAGAGGCAATGCATAATTGCGTGTTCGCTTGTGGGTATTACAATCGAAAGAACTCTTTGATTTTCTCTGTACGTGACAAGGACGGAAAGCGAGTGGAGACCGTAGAGTTCGACCTTGTAAGCGGAAAAGTCATACAGGCATACGGCTGCTGCAACAAGATAAGCAAGCAGCATAAGGAGGTGCTTCGGCTTGTCAATTCAAGCGCAGCACTCATCGAGAGCTATAACAATAATAACACAATTAAAATCAAGGCAGCATGAAGAAACAAGAGTTTATTTTCGTCTTCCCCCAGTCGGGGGAGACGATTACGAGAGTCATGAACCCTCTCGCAGTCAAGGACGCAGTGGTAAAATACCTCAAGGTTCAGAATGAGGTGCGTGGAGACATCTGCATCATCAGGAACGGCCTCAACGAAGTAGTCGCTATGGCATACGTCAGCGAGACGATGAAAATTTCTTTTTTCACTGAAGACGAGTCAGTGAGTGACATCAAGCCAATCGAAGTAGTAGAGGAAGGAGGCGCATCATGAGCAAGCAAGAGTGGTTTATTCTGATTATGTTCATCCTGAGCATAATAATCGGTTTTTCTTCATAAGAGAAGGTAACGGGAGTCCAACCAACTCCCACTTTTTTTATTTTCGATATGACAAAGAAAGCAGTAGTATATTTTTATGATGACATCTGTTGTGTGGACGACACTGAAATCTTATACGACAAGAAAGACCAGCTGGCTGATATTGTTGTAGCTATGCTCAGAGCCACGGCAGAGGCTAAAACAGCAGAGGCTTACGATGCAGCCACCAACAACCTAATCCTTAAGTACAACGTGACACGAAACGGAAAGGTGTCGAAAATGCGCACATCAAGGCGAGGAGGCTCACGCCCAGGGGCTGGGCGAAAAAGCAAGGGCAGGGAAAGCATACAGCATATCATCACACTTCGGGTGAACGCAGATACATACGATTATCTCCAGTCGCTTCCCGACAAGTCGCTTTGGATTAGAACAGCGATAGCGGAGAAACTTGAACGAGATAATACAGCAACAGGGCAGTCGTGATTTGCGACTGCCCTGTTTTTTTGTTTCTATAGCTCATCAAACTCCTTTTTGTATTCTGCCAACTTTTTCACTAAAAAGTCCTTCAATTCATAGCGGAAAGAGGGATTTGATTCTATAAGTACATAGAGATCACTACTTATTTCGTCATTGCTGGCGTAAGTGAAGTCATGAATTATACTCTCTATTCTTTTGATAGTTATTTGGAGTCTATCTGCTTCTTGGTATGTTTTTTCTGTCATATCTTAGCAAAAATTTAAAAGCGGCAAACACTATTCTCACGAACCATGAATGCCTTGGGGAATAAAACCAAAAATCTAACTTTGCCTATTTCAATTTACTAATATCAATAAATGTGCTATTGTTCCCTCCGGTAGTGACCTGAGGAACAGAGCCATTCCATTTCTCAATCCACATCTTTTGGAGAATAGCAGGAGTAAGTGAAGCAGTCTTTAGCTCATTAGCCTCACGTTCTGCCCGAGCCTGCACAAGCATCTTCTCAGCCTCAGCCTTCTTTACTGCGACCTCATTGAGTGCTCGCTGTGCCTCCTGTATTGCCTTATTCTTCTGATTAACAGCCTCAACGATAGAACTTGGATACTTAAGACCAGATGTTAGCTGCTCAAGATGAAAATGTTCTTTGGCAAGGGCCTTACTAAGTTGCGTCTCAATAGCTCTCTCTACCAAGTCACGATTGCTAACAATTTGGTCAGTTGTGTACTTGTTCAGCTGAATGCGGAATGCGTCTTTTACGTAGTTAAACAAAGTGCCGTTGATAATATCCTTCAATTCCTTGCGGTATTTCTTGAAGACCTTTGGCGCATTTCCATCCACCATTTTCAAAGAAACAGTAGGGTCAACGGTAAACTCAGAGCCATCCTTTGCGTTAATGGTGAACTCTGGGTAGTCGATAGTCTGAACAAACGTAGGGTACTCATACACCTCCTCAGTAAAAGGATTGTACCATACACGACCTGTTACCAGACTCACATCATCAACGCCTTTGTCGGAGCCGTAGAGATTAACGAGAATACCCTCTGAACCTGCATCAACACGTTCGCTGCAAGAAGTTAAACACAATGCTGAGAAAAACAGCGACAACACACACAATAATTTAATCTGTCTTTTCATTTTCGTTATTTTTGAATGTTAAACAATTTGTTGCTACCGAAAACAGAACCCAAAACAAAAGAACTGCTACACTTACAATGTTTGTCGTTGTATCTGCCTTGCTTACGCCTCTAAGTCCGACATCTACAACCATAAGGGTTATTACAACCCATGCCACGAATGCGGCAATTTTCCATTTAATTTTCTTCATAATCCTACTTTATTTTTATAATAGTTTCAGCTAACTCAACAGCATGTTTTGGCACAAAAAACCGATTAGTCAAATCATCACGCAACTCTGTTGCTAACTTGTTGATTTTAGGGAGTAGATTCAAAATGCGTAGTTTTTCAGATTCAAAATCACACACCTTTCGCTGATAACTTCTTTCCAAATCCTCAGCCTTATTTTTGTACTCCTTTTCAAGTACAACTTTCTTCAAGTCGTACTCGCTATCGAGTTTTCTTTTTGCTTCAGCATAAGAGTGTCTCTCGTAGTCCCTACTATCGATGCTACGATTAATCTCATCTTTCATAGCCTGCTCAACCTTTAAACGTACATCCTCAAAGTTAACATAGGACTCAGAAGATTCTATAACATCTCTATGCGTGCATTGTTTGTAAGTTGGCAACCCTGTCAAATGGCTATAAGAAGGAGTGTCAACCTCACGCTCTACAACCGTCTCTTTACGAATAATTACCTTTGCACCCTGCTTCAAGGAATCATTCAACTTTTTGAGCTCCTTTACTTGCTCCTCTAATTCTGAGTTGCGCTTACGTATTGCATCGTACTCAGACAAATCTACATTTACAACTGCCATATTTTATAATTTTTAGTTCGACATTTGCTTACTATTTACTTAATTTATCCAATTATTATTTTAATTTTAAAATGGATAGTTTTGGATTCCTTTGGATTCTTGGTTCCCCTTATCGCACACGTATGTGAGCGAATCAGAAAAACTAAGAATCCGAGTATGGATGAGTCCCATCATCCCCCATCATCTGGTCACTTGATAATTCTACATCAGTTAACCTAAGCAGCATAAGGAGTAGATTCCCCTCCGCTCGTCTTCTGCTATCAGTTCCTACGATTTGCCATGCGGTCTTCCTTGCATTTTATAGACTGATGAATCGGAAGGTATTTAGCCCATAGTCTTTCATCTTGCCTCGTCTTGCCTTGTAACTTAGGAATACAAAAAATCCCCAAAGTTGTGTTACGACCAACTAAGGGGATCCATATATCGTTACCTATCGAATATAGGCAGCAAATGTGCTATGTTTTCTTTGCCAATCGTAACTTGACGAGTGCAAATGTACTCTTTCTTATTCATCTGTGCAAGTTTTTAAACAACCATTAACTCATTAAAAAAATGTAAAATGTTCTGATTTCTGAAAAATAATGCTAAAATTTTATGTATATAAAAATGTTATCACTATCTTTGCAGTGTGTATGTAAGCATCTCTATTTCTGACGATTATAGTGACAAAGTTGTGAACCCAACGGAATCACTCTCATCATGATGCAAAGCAGGTGATATGATCATTAGATTGTATCACCTGTTTTGTTTTAGTACATCCGAAATCGAAAATGACTAATGAGCGAGTCATAGAACGTTTTCATCAATCTAAGTATTTATCAGGAATGATTTTATTTTTGTCAAGAAGATTTTTGTTTTGTCAAGAATTTGAGAATTTAAGAATTTTTTCTAATTGCCTAACTCTTCGGCCAGTGAACGCTGTTTCTCTAATTGGCTTTCCCTTCGGCCGTTAGAAGTTAAAGCCAATAGCCTTTTTGGTTGAAGAATTAGCCATAAAGCATATGGCTTTAACTTCTCTAACTTCTTTAAATTCTTTCACTTCCCCATTTGTGTAAGTTGTGTAAATGATAGTTTAATACTTTGCCTGCTGCCCGATAGTGCCACCTTTTGGGTCTTAATAGATGACCGGCGCCTGTCGTCT